TACTATCTCCGGCAACCTAACTACAGACGGAACCATTGATGGCCGTGATGTTGCTACAGATGGCGCTAAGTTAGATGGCATAGAAGCAAGTGCTACTGCTGACCAAACAGCCGCAGAAATTCGTACACTGGTTGAATCAGCTACCGACTCTAACGTTTTTACTGACGCAGATCACAGCAAGCTAGACGGCATTGAGGCTAGTGCTACAGCAGATCAAACAGACGCTGAGATTAGAGCCGCAGTAGAAGCCGCTACAGACTCTAATGTATTTACCGATGCTGACCACACTAAGTTGGACGGTATCGAAGCCTCAGCAGACGTAACAGATACAGCTAACGTCACAGCCGCTGGTGCTTTGATGGACTCAGAGGTTACTAACCTTGCACAGGTTAAGGCTTTTGACTCTTCTGATTACGCTACAGCCGCACAAGGCTCTACTGCTGACTCTGCATTGCAAAACGTAGTAGAAGACACTACGCCACAGCTAGGTGGTAATCTTGCGTCTAACGGCAATGACATTCTGTTTGCTGACAATGACGCCTTAAGATTTGGTAGTGCTACGAACGGCGACCTAGTAATTAAGCATGACGGCAGTGATTCTTCTATTGTAGACAGAGGTGATGGCGACTTATTAATTCAAGGCTCTACCAATGTAAAACTGCAAAACTTTACTGGGTCAAAAGACTACTTTGTAGGAAGCAATGGTGGTGCATCTACTGTCTACTATGATGGGTCAGCCAAACTAGCCACAACCTCCACAGGCATCGACGTAACAGGCGTTATTACCACAGACGGTATGACTACCTCTGCTGATATTAACTTTGGTGACAACGACAAAGCTATCTTCGGTGCTGGCTCTGACCTTCAGATTTTCCATGATGGGTCTAATAGTTATGTTGCTGACGTAGGCACAGGGAATCTTGTTTTGCAGGGTTCAAACTCCCTAGTTCTAGAAGCGGCTGACGGAACTAACTACATAGCGGCTGATGATGGAGGCTCAGTTTTTATATATCATCCTGACGCAACCAATGGAGTTAAGCTATCCACAACCTCCACAGGCATCAACGTAACTGGCACAGTTGTCAGCAATGGTGTTCAGTCTACAGATGGTGATATTAAAGTTACAACTTCAGGTTCTTTTGTTGGTTTTAATTCTCAACGAGCAGGGGTTCCAAGTTCTGGCGGCTATCAACTTGGAAGGCTGAACTTTGACGCTTATAGCACAGGTACAACATTTGTATCTGGAGCGTCGATACAATCATTTTCAGATGGTGCGGCTTGGACATCTTCCAGCACTCCTGCATACCTGTCTTTGCAAACAACGCCATCAGGAAGCACATCCTTAAAAGAAAGGCTTAAGATAGCCAACAACGGAGACATTAGCTTCTACGAAGATACTGGCACGACTGCGAAGTTGTTCTGGGATGCTTCTGCGGAGTCGTTGGGTATTGGCACTAGCAGTCCAGACTCTGCTTTAGTAGTTCAAGGCGGACAAGGAACTTACGCACAAATAAAAGACGGAACAGTTACCACATTATTGCAAGCAAGAGGCCAAGATAGTATCGGCGTTGTTGGAACTTTATCTAACCATGGCTTTGGTTTTTTTACTAACTCAACAGAACGCATGCGTATCGACTCTAGCGGCAACTTGCTGGTTGGTAAGACTTCTACTACAGGAACAAGTGCCGCAGGTAGTGAGTTAAGAGCTAATGGTATTACTGTCCATAGCGTTACAAATAACCCTGCTTTGTTTTTGGGTAGATTAAGCAGTAACGGCACCATTGCAGAGTTTGCAAAAGACGGCACCACAGTCGGTAGTATTGGTGTAGACAACAGCGACAACTTATTTATTAGTGGTGGCTCAGGTCATGGCGGTATTGAGTTTGGCACTAATGCGGTAATACCCAGCTCTAATGGTGTAGCGGCTGATGCGACCGTTAAGTTAGGCAACGCAAACTATCGTTATACCGACCTTTACCTGTCAGGCGGTGTCTACCTAGGCGGCACAGGTTCAGCCAACAAGCTGGATGACTATGAAACTGGAACGTGGACGCCCGTAGCAAGTGGAACGTGGACAACCACTCCTACAAGTTTATCTGGTCGGTATATCAAAGTTGGCAATTTTGTTTGGATAGAAGCAAAAATGACTGGAGGAGCAAAAGCATCTGCCACATCAGGGTATTTAACTGGTCTTCCTTTTTCTACTAATAACAGCTTTGGAGGTACTGGCTCTGTTGTAGACTCAGCAGTGATTGAGCATGGTTCTTGTCTCTTTCAAAATACAGATAGAATCTGGCTTACGGATACAGCCTTTGGAACGGGTACTGTATATATAACTGGAGGTTATGAAATAGCCTAATTATCTCAAGTGGATTCTTGAGACGGACTAAAGGAGAAAGACAATGGCATTAACTAAAAGCGTAACAGCAGACAAAGTAGAAGTAGTCACATCACAAGACGAGGACGGCAACGACGTAACCTCTGTTCAAGTACGGACTGCTACTAAGGTACTCGAAGACGGTGCTGTAATTTCACAGTCGTATCACCGTCATGTAATTCAGTCAGGTGACGATTGGTCATCTGAACCCTCTAACGTGCAGGATATCTGCAACGCAGTATTTGGAGCATAACAATGGCTACATGGACTATCGCAAACCTTGAGCGTAACGTGGCAGACGGCGGTGTAACCGTTGCACACTGGCGTGTTACTGAATCTGAAACTGTTGGTACTGGCGATGACGCTGTGACCTACTCTGCATCCTCATACGGCACTGTAGGCTTTACACCTGACGCTGATGCTGACGGCTTTGTAGCTTACGATGACCTTACTGAGTCTGCTGTACTGGCATGGGTACACGAGTCAGTCGATCAAGACGCTACTGAGGCGGCGCTAACAGCCAACATCGAAGCACAGAAAAACCCTGTGTCTGCTGATGGTATGCCTTGGTAAATCATGCGTTTACTTGCCCTCTTTCTTGCGGTTCTGCCGTTATATGCCTTTGCGCAAATGCCGACAGAAACGCAGGACAGGGAGCCTGGACAAACTGAGGGGTCATCGAACATTGAAGGTGACCTTAATACGATCAACAGTAACAACGGCGAAACGGTAATTAACCAAGGAGCTGGAGCAGGTAGGCAGATGCCAGCTAGTAGCGCGATAAGCCCAAGCCTTATGAGTAACGGGCAACAGTCGTGCTTAAAGTCAATCTCAGGCGGTGTGCAGATGATTGGCTTTGGGGTGTCATCAGGTAAGTACTTGCAGGACGAGGAGTGTAATAGAAGGCTAAACGCGATAACGCTATCTAACATGGGCATGAAAGTAGCGAGCGTAAGCTTAATGTGTCAGAACGCGCAGGTATGGAGAGCGATGTTTATGTCTGCTACGCCATGCCCGATCATTAAGGGGGGAAAGTTATTAGTTGGTAAAAGAGCGTTATTGGAGGTTAAGTCAAATCCTACGTTGTGGATTCCTGACTACGAAGATAACCAAGTGTTTTACGACCAACTACTAACAGGAGATGGTAATGATGAAGCTGAAGAGTCTGGCAGTCTTAGTGATCGCTTCCGCACCAACAAGCGCGAACGAGATTGATAACTTGGTTAATAACTCGCAAGCCTTACGGGATACGTTTAAGTACGGTATCCAAGCTATTGGTGGTATGTGGGATTATGCTGACATTGGCGGCATTGCCCCTACTGGCACAGTTGATCCGGGATTGATTACTAAGGCCAAGCAAGATGCGTACAACAATGCGGTGCTTCAGTTTCAAAATGCTAATTACACATGGGATCCTAATGCCGACCAATACTTCCAAGACCAATCTCAGCAAGCCATGAATAACTTAGGCCAAGTTGTTGATGACTACGTTGATGCGGCGGTTGCTTTAATTGAAGTGGTCACAGTTAACGAGATGGCCCAAGACGCTCAACAGGCACCTGACTCTCGTGAGGCTATTGCTTTGCAAGAGTACATGGATTCAAACGATGTGCTTCTTGATGACCAAGAGGTTGATACATACAACGAATCTTTGCAGGCAGTAGAAGAAGCGGCACAGACAGCGGCGGCATACATGGCAGTAGCTAACAACCCAGAGTTAATAGAGTCAGCTAACGATTCTGCTTATGCGATGAACGTAACGTATGAAGAATCTCAGACATCATTCTTTGATGCGACGACAGGCATATTGACGGTTGAGTGGGCAGGACAGGATGCAACTATGTCGGCATCGCTTAATCTTGCAGGCTACTTTAAAACCAATGCAGACATCATTGATCTAGGCGAAGAATCAACATTCTTTATTACTAGCCCCGAGGGTGGTTGTTGGTTTATCCAAGATCCAGCAGAACGGGAGACATGCTTGTATGGCTCTTGAAGATTTAGAAGTAAACGTCGGCGGGACGTCTATCAAAGGCGTTTGGATTGCCATTGTGTTTACGTTTGGCTCAACAATTGGTGGCGGTATCTGGGCGGCGTCTCAGTTCTTTTCTCAGCTTAATGAACAAAGCGAAGCTGTTATTGCCGCTACTGCCCAAGCTGAAGCACTGGCAACACGCTTTAATGACCTGCGCGAATCTAACTCTATTCGCTTACAGGATATGGATAAGAAGTTATCCAACATGGAACAGGCTATGACAGCGGCAGATGTAGAGAATCTGCAAGGCAAGTTGTCAGAGCTGGGGGCTAACCTTATGCAGATCATGGATGCACAGAAAGAACTGTTAGATATACGTGATCGGATAGCCAGCGTAGAAAAAACATCGAGCGAGTCAGAGCTGAAGGTAGCCACAAAATTAGAAAGCTTGAGCACGCTAGATGCCAGGCTTAAAAGATTCGAGCGTGATATGGATGATCTTTGGACAGCCATAGACGCCACTAATCCACTAGGAGGAAACTAATGGGTACCGCTGAAGAGGCTTTAAAGCGAATAGAAGTTCATCAGGCAGAGTGCGAGATTCTTCGTAAGTCTATTGATGACCGTTTAGATCGTATTGAAAAGCGGCTTGATGATGGCGGTGACCGGTTTACTCGTGTTGAACGATTAATTTTTGGGAATAGCTTACTGATTGTTGGCTTCCTCAAAGGCATGGAGTATCTCTCGTGAACTTCGATAAGATCAAAGGATTGGTAGGTGAGCTTGCTCCTACCCTTGGAGCGGCTCTAGGAGGCCCTGTAGGCGGTGCGGCGGCCAGTATGCTTGCTGACGTACTAGGTTGCGATCCCACGCCTCAGAAGCTAAATAAGGCGCTCTCACAGGCTACTCCAGAACAGCTAGCAGAAATCAAGAAAGCTGAACTTGACTTTGAAGTCAGGATGAAAGAGCTTGAAGTTGATGTATTCGCGTTAGAAACGAAGGATATACAACATGCTAGGGAATCATTCTCAGAGGATTGGACGGCACGATCTATCGCTATTATTTCTATACTTCTGTTTGGCGGATATGTGTTTCTCGTAACGCTTCAACCTGCCGATGATAATGACTTGAATGTAGTCAATCTTGTTCTCGGATACTTGGGTGGCATCGTGTCTTCTGTGGTTAGCTTCTACTTCGGTGCTAGTAAGTCAGGGTCTAAGTAAGGAATTATCATGGCTAAAAAATTACCCCCTACAAAAGGTATGCTTACAGACGGAAATACAGGATTACCTCCTGCTGATGGAAGGGCCGATATGAGATCAGCAGAAGAAATAAATGAAGCTCAACGCCTTCTTGATGCCTTTCTTACTGGCGAAGGCATGGCTGAAGCGGCTTATTCTTTATGGGCTGAAGAAACGCTTGACGAGATTTTAGACCGAGTAATGGCCCAAAACACTCAGATTGCTCCTGCTGATAGAGAAACAGTTAGGGGTAACTTGGGGTTTGTGGTTGAGCAAGCAAGAAACGAAGCTCAAAACATTGTTGACACTATGGTTAACAATCCAGAAGAGCTTGCGGATATGGAAGATCCGGGGGTTTTAGTTACTAGCATTTTAGAGACTAACGCTCTTGGTTTGCTTGGCCCATCTGGAGCATCCCCTGTATCAACAACACCTCAAGGTATTGTGCTTCCCGGAGGCGCTGGCGTAACAATTGACTTTGAAGAGCTTGGGTCAATTAGCGATATAAACCTTGAAGCAATATTTGAGAAACTAAAAGGCTACCTCCCTGGCATTAGCCTTCCTAGCTGGCTACCTAGTGCTGGGGTTATTTTCATTCCTGATCTTCAAGACAAGATACGTCAAGTTGATGAAGCAATAGGCGGAGTCATTGATTCTGTAAGCGGTGTTCTTGAGAGCGAGGAAGATGTTCAGGGCGTGCTTGATGCTATAGGTGGTGTCATTGGCGAGGTATTTGACGCTGTTGTTTATAATGAAGAGGCTACAACAGAAGAAGAAGAAGGCATTCTTCAAAGCGCAGTTGGTAGTATTTTTGATGTAATTAATGGTGTATTAGAAGGCACTGCTGATAGCTCAACAATAGGCACGATTATTGGCGGTGTAGCTACTTCCGTTCTTGGAACAAGCCTTCCTAACTGGTTGCCGGGAGTTTTGACAACCGTCTTTACGCCCGGTAGCCCCGTAATTTCTACGGTTCAACAAGTGTTATCTGACATGGGCATTACGCTTCCTTTTACCGAAGAAGAGGAAGAAGTAGATATCAATGAAGACGACACCACGTATATTGACGACACCATAAAAGCAAATATTAAATTTCCTGAAGAACCAGAACCAGAACCAGAACCCGAGCCAGAGCCAGAAACTGGGCCAGTAAAGGGAGATCCAATAAAGCAGGCTCCTTTAGATCCTGATGAGTCTATTGTAGAAGATTTATTCTCAGACATTATTGGCCAGACAGAGGCCAACATTCTCCAGGCTATTGCAGATGCTGGTTATGCAACTCCGCAAGATGTAGTTGATGCAATTAGCGAGGCCGGGTTATTAACAGCAGAGAGCCTAGCCACCACCTTGGCTAACGCTGGTTTCGCTACACCCGAGGATATCGGCACTGCACTGGCTAATGCTGGTTTTGCTACACCTCAAGACATTTCAGATGCCTTGTCAGCGGCTGGCTTCGCCACGCCTGAAGACTTAGCTACAGCACTTTCTAATGCAGGGTATGCAACGCCAGAAGATTTAGTTACAGCATTGTCTGAAACAGGCTTTGCTACTCCTGAAGACATTGCTACCGCCTTAACAAATGCAGGTTTAGTTACACCTCAAGATCTTGCAGATGCGTTTGATGCCGCAGGATTAGCAACACCGCAGGATGTTATCGACGCTATCTCTGCCGCAGGTTTAGCAACGCCTCAAGACATTGTTGATGCCTTAGACGCCTTTGGATTTACTGAGGCACAGCTAGAACAAATTGCAGGCGCACTGCCGGAAGGTTTGACAACTGACCAACTAAACACCGCACTGAACGATGCGCTAGCTGGCATTGCTACAGGCACAGATCTTGATACTGCCACTACAACCATTACGGACGCTATTAGCGGCTTAGATATTGCTTCAGCTCAAGATGTCAGAGATGCACTTGCTGAGTTTAATTTTACTGAAGACCAACTAAACCAAATCATTAATGCTTTGCCGGAAGGATTAAGTACAGATGATTTAACTACTGCCCTTAGTGATGTAGTTGTAGGCGACGATTTAACTGCCGCTGTTACAACAATTACTGATGCAATTGGTGGTTTAGATATAGCAAGCCCGGATGACATTAGGAACATCCTTTCTAACTATGGGTTTACTGATGCACAGCTACAGCAAATTGTTGGTGCATTACCAGAAGGCTTGTCTCTTGAAGATGTAACCGGCGCACTAGAAACGGCAATGTCAGGTATTGCGTTAGGAACTGATATTGATTCAGCTACTAACACTATTACTGACGCCATTAGTGGATTAGCTTTTGCTACACCAGAAGATGTTGCTAACGCACTTGCTAACTTTGGCTTTAGTGAGGATCAGCTAAACCAAATTGCCGGAGTTATTCCTGAGGGTTTAAGTCTTAATGATTTAAATAACGCGCTTGGCAATGCTTTATCTGGCATTGCGCTGGGCACTGACCTTGATACTGCAACATCCACGATTACGGATGCTATTGGCGGCCTTAGCTTTGCAACAGCTCAAGATGTCCAAGACGCTCTTACTGCATTTAACTTTACTGAAAGCCAGCTCAATCAAATCTCTGGATTGCTTCCTGACAACTTAACTCAAACGCAAGTACAAAACTTATTAACTACTTCGTTAAGCGGTGTTTCAACGCAAGAAAATGTAGATGAGGCTTTTGCAACACTAACTACTAACTTAACTACTAATTTAGGCGAGCTTGCTGAAGGCCAAGAAGAAATTCTTACAGGGCAAGAAGGTTTGTTTGGTGGGCAACAAGACATCCTTACAGGCGTTGGTGAAGAAAGCCAAAGGCTAGAAGACATCATTATGTCTAGCACTGGGTTGCTTGCGGCGATTGGTGCGGGTGGCCTTGGTGGCGCACCTTCTAGATCTAGACCACAGCCATATAGACCCTATATGGAAAAGCTAGATTATGCGCCAGGCATGGTTGAGGCGTTAAAACCGCAACAGCAGGTAGACTACAACAAGGAAGTCGATAGGCTTTTAACAATGGGAATGGGTGGTAGAAAACAGGGAATGCTTGTATGACATACCTCAACTTAATGAATAATGTTCTTCGCCGTTTGCGTGAAGAAGAAGTAACAAGCGTTACTGCTACCACTTACTCAAAGATGGTTAGCGACTACATTAATGACGCAAAGAAAATGGTTGAAGAGGCTACAGACTGGTCTGCTCTTCGAGAAACAATCATCGTAACAACAGCCGCATCTGACAATACCTATTCACTTACAGGTGCTGGCAACAATGTCAAAGTAATGTCAGTAATCAATGATACTCAAAACTGCTTCATGGAGTATCAGACTAAAGATTGGTTTAACGATGCGCTGTACATCGCTAATGCTGTAGAGGGTGCGCCTAAATACTTTACCTATAACAGCGTTGATGGGAGCGGTGATACTCAGGTGTTAGTTGGCCCTACACCAGATGGCGTCTATACGCTTCGATTTGATGTAGTCAAAAGACAAGCCGATCTATCTAGCAACACTGACACCCTTTTAGTTCCTGCAATGCCTGTTGTTCATTTGACGGTAGCATTGCTTGCGCGTGAGCGTGGCGAGACAGGCGGTACTTCTGCCGCTGAATACTTCGCCGTTGCTGACAGGTTCTTATCTGACGCTGTCGCTATAGACGCGGCCAAGCATCCAGAAGAGATGGTATTTAGGACAATTTAATATGGCTCAACAACTGCAAAGTATTAATCTTGTAGCACCTGCTTTTAAGGGTGTTAACACTGAGGACTCTCCGCTTGCGCAGGATCCATCTTTTGCTGAGGTTGCGGATAATGCCGTAATTGACAAGCGAGGGCGTATTGCCGCACGCAAGGGCCACAGCGTTACTACAACTAATAAGACTGTACTTGGCAGTGATTCCATTCGGTCTATTAAAGAGTTCCGTGATGACGGCGGCAACACTAAAATTTTCTCTGTTGGCAACAACAAAATCATTAGCGGTACAGCCACGTTAGTCGATGAAACTCCCGGTAGTTATACAATCACCGCTGATAACTGGAAGATGGTTACGTTTAACGACAAAATTTATTTCTTCCAAAGAACGTATGAGCCTCTTGTCTATGACAATGCAAGCGGATCAGTAGTTAAGTTAAGCACAGTTGCAGGCGCTTCCGGTGCTTCTGACATACCCAAATCAAACGAAGTGTTAGCGGCATACGGTCGCCTTTGGTGTGCTGACGTAAGCAACAACAAATCTACTGTTTTCTGGTCTGACCTATTAATCGGTCAAAACTGGACAGGCGGTACTAGCGGCTCTATTGATATCTCCAAAGTATGGCCTGACGGCTACGACGAAATTGTTGCGTTAGCCGCACACAACAGCCTCCTTATTATCTTTGGTAAGCACAGTATTGTGGCTTATCAAGGCGCTGAAGCCCCAGCAAGCATGACCCTAGCAGATACCGTTGCAGGTGTGGGTTGTGTAGATAGAGATACCGTGCAGTACACAGGTACTGATGTCTTGTTCCTATCACATACTGGCCTCAAAAGCTTTGGGCGAACAATCCAAGAGAAGTCTTTGCCGATTAGTAGCCTGTCAGGAAACATTACCAAGGACATTATTGGCTCGCTACAAACAGAGAGTAGCTTCTTTAGATCGGTGTATAGCCCAGAAGAAGGTTTCTATCTTTTAACGTTTGTTGGTCAGGATATTACGTATTGCTTTGACGTTCGCGGCACAACAGAAAATGGTTCGTACCGTGTAACACGCTGGGTATCTACAGGATTTACTTCGTATGCCAGAAAAGAAAATGGCGATCTACTGATTGGCACATCTAACGGGATTAGCGAGTACACAGGTTATACCGACAATGCTACGCCGTATCGATTTAAGTATTACAGCCCAAGCCTAACGTTTGGCGATAGCTCACGAATTAAGATCCTTAAAAAACTAAAGCCAACACTAGTAGGCGCAAACAATGCCACGGTGTTTTTGAAGTGGGCGTATGACTTTAAAGGTACGTACTCAACGGCTGAGTTTACGGTAGGTGATCAGATAACAGGATTCTTTGGCGAAAGTGAGTATACAACGGTTGAGTTCACTGGCGGCGCACTAACCAACCAAAGAAGTCTTAATGCAACGGGCTACGGCACTAGTGTTGTTGTGGGTTTAGAAGCGGATATTGATGGCTCTCAGCTATCACTACAAGAAATTAACGTAATGGCTTTGATAGGAAAGCTACTTTAACGGGAGCAAACAATGGACGACGATATTTTTAACGAAGACGAGTTTGATTTTGAAACCGGCCAGTTTATTGAAGGCTCTGGTGGAGGAAACGGCTTCTTTGATTTCCTAGGAGGTCTTGCTGATTATGCAACCCAGCCCGGCGTTTTACTCCCAGGCATTCTTGGCGGCCTTCTTACAGGAGAAGCTTATGGGCGGTTAAGCGACATAGGGAAACAAGCACGAACAGGCGCAGAAGCATTAGCCGAACAGCAACTACAGCAAACGCAGTTTAGGCCGTTTACTGTAACCACTGCTACTGGCGCTGGCTTTGGCACCCGTGTTGACCCTATCACTGGCGAAGTCAAAACAACCATGGGCCTATCTCCACAAGAACAAGCAATGCAGTCACAGCTCTTAGGTGGCGCTGGCGGATTTTTTACAGGCGCCATGCAAGACCCTGCTATTCGTGAGCAAGAGCTATACGGGCAAATTAGGGCCGCTACCGAAGCTGATGAGCGCATGGAGCGTCTTGGCTTGGAAGAGCGTCTAGCGGCTCAAGGCAGACTAGGAGTGCGTACAGCGCAGTTTGGCGGCACGCCTGAGCAGTTAGCTATGGAGCGGGCGCAACAACAAGCTATGGCTCAAGCAAGGCTTGGTGCGGCACAGCAGGCACGTCAAGAGCAAGTCCAACAATCTCAGTTAGGCGGTCAGTTTTTGGGAATGGGCTACGTACCACAGCAACAACTTCTTGCGGCTACTCAACCTTCACAGCAGTTGGCGGCACTACAACAGCAGGCGCAGTTGCAAGGTGCTGGATTGTTTGGAGAGGCTTCTATGTCTGGCCTGGAATCACAGCTTATTGCAGAGCAAGCAAGAGCAAACTTGCTGGGCCAAATGGGTACGGGTTTGTTAAGCGGTGCCTTTACACCACAGCAAACATCGCCAACAGAATCAATGGTTGGCAACTTTATTAGACAGCTTGGAGGCTAACAATGGCTAAGTTTTCACAAGCATTTTTGCAGGGCATGCTACAGCCCTCCTATCAAAAAGGGTTGTTTACTGCCGCACAGCAGGCTGGGCAATTGCCGGCTCAACTAAAACAAGAGCGCCAGCAACAAGCTGAAATGCAAAGTTTTCGCACAATGAATCCTGAACAGCAATTTGACTTTCTTGAGTCAAAAGCTAAGACACCGCAAGAAATACTCAAGGTTCAAGGAATGAGAGCTGAGGCGGCACAGGCTAAAGCTAAGGCTAAAAAAGCAGAGGCTGATGCAAAGTGGGAGGCGTACACTAGAGGCAAAACTTTAGAAGAAGATAACAACAACAAATTTGTTGATGGTGCATCTTTAGCCGCTGTAGATAGTGGTGATATTAATGCTTACATAGCTCGGCTTCCACCTGAAGTTTCTGATTCAATAAAAGAAAGAGTTAGGCAGGAAGCTGTTGCAATACAGAAATCAAGAGAAGCCGCAGGCTTGATTGCTACAGAAAGCACACTGCCTCAAGAATACATTGACGTACTTCAAGCCAATCCAAAGCTAGCAGATAACGCAGAAGCTAAAGAACAGCTTCGTTTGTATAACAATCCAAAAAATCCTGGGGACAAAAAACGCGCGGCATTTGCTTTGCGCGCTTTGGTTGATGCAGAAGATAAACGCACAAGAGCTTTGTATAACTCTGACACTTATGCAAAAGATCGTGCAGGTGATGCCCTTCGATATCTTCAAAGCATGGAAAGCGAAGTGTATTTCTTTGAAAGTGAAGATCTACCAAGGATTGTTCAAAGCCTAGAAGGTGATGACCTTGTTGATTTCAAGAGAAAACTAGAGCTTGAGTATCGCAAGAATCCATCAGCTAATCCTGAGCAAGCGGCACGACAAGCATTAGACCAAATGCAAATAGAAACACCTGGAGCAGAGCTTGCGGAAGAACGCAGAGCTGAACGTGGAAGAGTTGAAGATATGCGAGAGGCCGCAATTCAAGAGTTAATGGCTGATGGCATGGATAGGATTGAGGCAGAAACAGAGCTAGCAAAACAAGAACAAGCTCGCATTGTTAAAAAACGCCAAGTAACGACAGCTGGCATAGAAGCCGTTAGAGCGGCAACTAAAGAAAGAAAATATGGGCCATCTCCTAGAGGTTAACTAAATGAGTTCTGTTGAAGAGTATCTCAAGCTACTTTCTGAAGAAGAAACGCCAGAGTTATCTGAGCCTAAAACCGGCTCTGCCGTTGATGACTACTTTAGTTATATAGAGCAAAAGCGAATAGCTCGAAATGTCGGAAATGTAAGGGCGGCGGCTCAGGGCCTTACCTTTGGTTTTGCTGATGAGCTTGAAGCGGCGGCATCTGACGAGGAGTATGAGATTGCTCTTGCAAAAATACGGAAAGAGCAACAAAGGTATAAAGAAATGAACCCTGTTTCTGCGATTGGGTTTGAATTAGCAGGCAGTGTTCCTACTGCTGTTGCAGGTGCGGCTGGCCTTAGTCGTTTAGGCGTTACGTCTGCGGCTAAACAAGGAGCTTTAGAAGGTGCGGCTTATGGCACTGGCTCTGGAGAAAACTTTGAAGAGCGTGCCGCTGGCGCTGTTGTTGGTGGCTTAAGCGGCTTAGCGTTAGGAAAGCTTATTGATGTAGCGACAACGCCATCGTCCACTGGGGGTTTAAGAACTGAAGGACATGATCTTGCTGATAACTCCTTAAAGATTGAGCCTCAACTAGCAAACAAAGACATTGAAGCGGCAAGAGCTAACGAAGTATTTGATGAGGTAGACAACCCTCAGTACACCCAAAAGCCTTTGTCAGAAGCAAAGACCGCTGGCGAGCTTTGGTCTGGTTTAACTGGCGCTGTTAAGAACTTTTACAACGACAAGGTAACTGGTGTATCAGATGAGTTGATGCGTGTTGTTAGCCCGCAAGTAGGCGCTAGATTTCAACGTGCTGATGAAGCGGCTCTTGCCACAACAAACAAAGAGCTTGATGGGCTTTCAGAGCGCCTTGTTCCTGTTGTTAAGATTATTAACGATAGTGAAAGAGCTAAGGGTGTAATACTTGATTATGCCGCAGGCAAGCTAGGTAAAACACGCAAAGACTCTCTTGTTAAATTACGTAAAGAGCTAGGTAACGATCTCAACACAGAACACATGAACGTGCTTGAGGCGTACCTTAACTATAGTTATAAGAAAAACGCTCAACTAAACAAAAAAGTATTTGGTGCCGCATTCCCAGACGAACTTACCTATCTACATACGCGCAACATTTCTAGATACAAAGAGCTAAAAGATGAAGGCATGACAGATGCTGAAATCGAAAAGATGTTTGAAGATCCGGGTATGGAGCGGCGTACTCGTGGCTCTTATCTTAGTAAAGACTCCAATGCCCCGCGCCCAGAAGATTACGACAATCCAGTTATTTCGGATATGCAACGAATCTTTAAGATGGAGCGACTTGCGCAGGTGCAAGATAAGTTTGGCGTAAAGATTGACGATGTACTATCTGCTAAAAGAGCAACTCTTTCGGAGCGTGCGTTAGTTGCCTTAACTCCGCAGGAGTTTTTAGATTCTTTATTTTATACGCTAACCAATAAAGGCATCAGCAATGATGGCGCTCAGTATGCTGTAAACAAAATAACTGACACCATTATGGGTCAGGCAAAGACGCCTCACCCAGCAATACAAGCCGCAAACTCTCTGGCCTATGCAACCACGCTTGCCGGCCCTATGTCTGCAATCCTTAACATTGCCGATATTCCTTTGTTAGGCGCTAAGTATGGCGGTCGTGCCGCACTTGAAGGTTTAAAGGTTCTTAATCCCTTTAAGAAAATTCCTAGCCCAGACCTTAAAAAGATGGGCTTAAGCAATCAAACCTTTGGTGAATTCGTTAACAAAACAAATGAGCTTGCATCAAACAATCAAGGGTTTATGGCAAGCACTGCACATCAAATGCGTAAAGGCGCTGACTTTTTAATGAAAGGCTCAGGCTTTGCGGCTATGGATCAAGTAGGCAAAAAAGGTGTTATGCGTGGCGTACTTCGTAGTGCAGTTGATGACGCCAAGATAGGAAATCTGTCTGAAAACTGGGGCTTTTACTTTAATAAAACCGAACTTGATTTGATTGGGGATCAGTTAAACAAGCATGGTATGGACTGGTCTAAGTACACAGGCGATGGAGCAAAACTTGTAGAAGAGCTTTTGTTTGCCGGGCTAGGTCAACAGCAGTTAATTAGTGCGGCTGGTCGTCCTGCGGCATGGGCTAGAAACCCCAACCTTCGACCGCTGTGGGCATTGCGTGGCTTCGTAGTTAAACAGCAGGCCCTCGCGTTGCGGGAAGTCATGGGCAACATCAAAGCTGGCAAACCAGAAAAGGCGGCTCAGTTCCTTGGTCGCTACGCGGCGTATGGCGCAGGTGGGTATGCGGTAATTAATGAAGGCCGACAATTTATCTTTGGTGACGGCGAAGCTTCATTTAATGGGCTAGTTCGAGGATACGGTGACGCCTGGGCAAGTTTGTTAACAGCCAATACGCTTGGACTTAATGACTATCAATACGGTCAAATCAAGCAGAACGGGCTACTTTATACTTTTGCTCAGGGAATGATGCCGATAGCTATTGATCGTCCTTTGGATATTGGAAAGACAGTTGTTGAAGTGCTAGATAAAGAGCGACCACCACAGGCAATCGCTCAAGAATTACCAATCTTTACTCAGCCTATACGAACCGCAGAAAGAGCGGCGGGAGCTGTAGGGGCAACCACTACTCAAGGTCTTTTGCAAGAAGCACTGCGCAAACGCAATCCAGAACCTTAATCCCAACTAACAAACTCTAGCCAACCTCTTACCCCTGCCGCCCTGTCATTCTCCATACGGGCGGCTTCTGCTTTGTAATGCTTGGCTATCTCTTTGACTTCCTTGTGTGCTCGCTTGGCTAGGTCAACATCCTCTGCCTTTTCTCTAATTAACTCAAGGGCACCTTCGCCGTAGGTGTCAATATAATGACGCACGAAGTAGTCCGGGCTACTACCAAATCGTTGGTGGCATCCGTAGCAGTGAGCAAATGCGTTCATCTTGTCGTACCGAATGCCCTTCTTAGCGCGGCTAAAATAATGAGAGCAGTGCAGTCCCGTGCTATTTGATTCGTATTGTGTGCCACAGCCTTGGCACTTGAACTCATTGCGTATACGAATGCACCTACTGAACCAATGATCCGCCGCTGTTCTTTTTAACTTCATTGCAATTGATCCTTTAGTTGTTGAGGGAATGGTACATATACCTGTTTATGCTCTGAGAGCCACCTGATTAGCACCTCAGCGGCCTCCGAGAGTTGGATAGGGGTTAGCTTAGCTGTTGACGATTTGCCGTGCATGGCCTTTATAACAGGCTTGTACAAGGTCTCTTTAACTAGCACCTCGGTAAAAGGTATTTCAAAGTTATCACTAAACGGGTGTCGCACGTAATGGCCTGCGTCGTTCAGTTCGGTAGCTACCTGCCTAAACCATAGGTGCATTGCATTGTTCTGTCGATCACTGCGCGTAGTGTCTTTGATGTAGTACAGGATTGTTTTGCCTTCCTGCCATTGATCGAGAATGAAGTTAATAAAGAAGTTAGCTTTGTCTTTGCTGTCTACTAGCCAGCGGTGTGATGGGTCACTCATAGGTATACTCGTAATATTCTGGCGCTAATTCAGGAAGGTTTGTTGCACCAGTATCGTCTGACACTTGATGTCTTGTACGGAAAAAACCCTCGCACTCGGGGTACATCCGCATAAATCTTCGAGAATAAAAGGCTCGATAATTATTGTTTAACTTAAAGCTATGCTTCCCATCACCACCTGCATCAATTTCCCACCGTATTCTTTCAAACACTGCATTTACGCTATATGTTTTATAGCCACGATTTATCATTTCTTTAGAAAATCTAACAAACAAGTCCCAAACTTCTGGATGTTCCATGTGAAACTTTCCTACTTGCTCCTGCATTTCCTCTCGTCTTGTTTTCATCTTGCTCTCCTTTGGTATTCAGTTTGCCCAGTTTGCCCAGTTTGCCCAGCCTGCCTCTAATGCCCTAGTTTTACCCCCCTACTTGTCGCGCCAAGCCTGCTTCCGGCGACGCGACGGGCACGCTAAACGTGGGCATCAGGGGCATTCTGGAGGTTTTGGGGCATTCTGGGCATTCTGGGCATTCTAATTACATAGGTATCCAGCGGTAATACTTCTTGCCGTGTGCACCTTTGCGTTCTAGCTTAAGGTTGTTGCCCTTGAGTAGCTCCATGCAACTGCGAAGCATTTTCTTTGTACATCCATTTGGGTTTACTTCGCTGTCGTTTAGCATGTCAAACAGATCTGTCTGCGAGTACAGCTTGTGAGCCTTCATAGCACTGCTTAGGAATATGTATTCGTCTTCGTATTTAGCAATGGCCTTTCCAATCCTGATCTGCGCAGACTGCTTAGCCTTCATGTCGCTGATGTCATCGGGGCTCATAAACTCCACAGAGTCTACGGATTCTTCGTAGCCCACTGTCTCACTTGTTTGCTTGTACTTGAACCCACCCTCGAAGCTGATCTGACTTCTATCCTTTTCATTGATTACTAACAACTCTTGGTGGAATGCAAACTTATCATTGAGGGGATCAAGTCCGAACATGTTGTCGACATCAGCCTTGAGATCTCCAACGCCTTCAAAAATGAGTCGTCCATCCATGCTTCGATGCTTGTTGCAATGCCCCAACAATACGACTGTGCCGCCTGCCGCCGCAAACTCTCTGAATACATGAAGCACATCCCGCATCTCACCCTTGTTCATTACACCCACAAACTTTTTGAGCGTGTCACAAATAACAATTTTGCCGTCCGCCTCGCCTTCTTCACGTATAGCATTGAGCAGATCTAGTGCTTGATTGGTGTTCCTAAGATATGGATCGTTGCTGTTTGCCAGTGTAACCATTGTCATTCCGTGGCGTTTACCTAGCTTGGCTTTTTGCAAAGCGCCCCTGGCCCCATCATCCTCGTTGAAATAGATAACATCGGAGCCTTTAATAAGGTTGTTGCGGATAGATTGGAATAGGTTGCCCAGAATCCATACGGTCTTACCAGCTCCTGACGGAGCGTATACAAGCGTTACAGTTCCGGTGGTAATCATGCCGGGGATAACGTCTCTTTCTTTAGCCAGACGCTCCTCAAGCTCTTCTATGCGGTCATTGAGTGCCGCATTGCGTAATCTATCTAAAGCAGATCTCCCATTCTGCCCTGCCATAATTGGTTTTAGCATTGATGTTGGTGCTGTTATTTGGCTCTGCTGATCGCAGTATACTGACCAGTCATCAGTCATTTACTGTCCCCTCTGTTTTGGTTTGAAAAGTCTTTAACTGTGACCGACCTAGTCAATCTTGTCAATAACCTTTAAAAGGTTTGCAACTCTTTACAAGTCTTTCGAAGTTCGATAGTATGGTCTGACCTACCAAAAAGGAGACTAATATGAGCGAGTTAATTCAAGAGCTTTTAGAAGTTCAACGAGAGTTATCTCATGCAACAGCTGACGCAGTAAACCCTCACTTCAAAAGTCAGTATGTAAAGTTTGAAGACCTTTGGGACTATGCCAAAGAAGCTTTGAACAGTCACAACATAATGATTCAGCAGTTAAGTCACGAATGTGAAGTCGGAGCCTGTATTGAGACGGTACTGCATGGTCATGGCGCATCCATGTCAACTGGCAAGATGATTGTCCGAGCAGATAAACCAACAGCGCAGGCATTTGGCAGTGCAATTACTTATGCAAAGCGATACAGCTTATCAATGGCGCTAGGCATCGGAGCTGACAAAGACGATGACGCCAACAATGCAACATCCGGTGCAAAACGAGGATGGTAACTAACGAGGAAGAGTTCCTTGCGTACATGAAAGTGATACGTGAGGAGTTCGATTTTATCCAGCAAGTTAAGAGCGCAGTGGCTAATGAAGAGTGGGAGGTACTGCGTTGCATCGTAGAAGAGACGCCGAATGAGGTAAAGGAGGCTTTGAATCTGGCGCAGTCTAAGGGCGGTGTGTTTACCACCCTTGAAAATCAAGCAATGAAAATCAATCCATTAAGGAGAACACCATGAGTGAAGAAAAGAAATTTGTAGACGGCATGATCGTCAAGCTACCACCAGATACAGCACCGGACTTTGTAAAGTTAAAGCTGTCATTCAAGCTTGATGAGTTTGGCGCATGGATAGGATCGCAGAAAGCTGATGACCCATCGCTTGAGTGGATCAATGTCGAGATCAAAGAGGGTCGATCTGGTAAGTGGTATGCTGAGCGTGATACGTTTAAGCCAACGCCACAACAGCCAGCCCGTCAGCCTGCTCGCAGTGGCCCGCCAAAGTCAGTGCCGAATGACGACATCCCTTGGTAACTTCCAGTGTGGGGTTTTGGTTCCTTTCCCCGCACCCTTGCCCCGTCCTGCGGGGCTTTTTTATAGGAGAAAACAATGGCTGAATACGTTTACTACCGCGAACTGTTCGAGATCTTCAAGGCGTACACTACGCCAAAACTTATCCGCGTACTGGAATCTCAAGGTATCGAGTATTTAACTGATGCCAAGGGCAAGCCTTTTACTACGCGCTCCGCCATCGAAGGTGCCCTCGTCAAGTCCGAGTCGTAATCCTTACCACCGAGTAGCTTCGGGCCTCTCCGTGCCAGCGGAGGGGTTCGTTTTAGTTGGATAGGGGTGGTGCCTTGGGGTTGTCCAGTGCCAACATCTTGCAAGCATCGTGCCACCGGAGGAAAGGGGTGCGGCGTTTTTGCCCATTGGTACGCCGCGAACCAACTACCGGGGAAGAGAACTTGCCCCTGGACAAAGGCAGTGTATCACTCCCTGAAACTGTATTGCCATTCGGTAGCATCATCAAATCCATATGTGTAATGAATGCTTGATCCGATGCTAGATCTACCTTCAACAGCATCGTTCCAACCAGCCCGGTAATCAGACTTAATAAGGCTAATGTAATCTTGCATGTGCCATCCGCATGGGTCGGTGTCGATCATGGGTACGGCCTTTAAAGGATCTAGTGCCATGTCCTTTCCCCTCCATTTGTTTTTATAATCTCCCATACAACATCTTCATCATTGATAATTTTGTGACCATTCCAATCACACATAAAAATATGCAGATCGACTATCTCTCGAGATGCCAATTGACCCCATGCCTCGCTGTACTCAATCTCTGATTCAGCAATAAAGTTAGCTTCAACCTCATTCATATTTACAAACAAGTGCAGAACGCCCTTCTCTGAATCATAGTCTTCGATCTCAGCGCCCATGTAATCGTCAGCATCTTCTTCGATGCTACCGTGTACGAGAATGTTGATTTTTCCTAGCATTTTTAAACACCTCATTTAGCTTTGATGTAGGTATACCATCCGAGTGACCATTGCCCAAGGCTTCAAAGACAAACTGTTGCATGTCTGAAAAGTCAGGCTCGCGTCTTTGTACTCGGCATACATTGAAGTAAACCCGAAGCAATGACTCCGGGTAATAACGATCAGGCACAATCTCTCTCCGGTTCTTTTTCTAAAACACCAAGAGTCACTTTAATACCCATGTCATGCAGGCGCTTTACGCAATCTGCTAAGTGATCTTTTGCGCGATCAAGTTCGTGAAGCGACTCCCAATCTTGGTGGTCAATATAGATATCAAGCGCATCGTGATAGGCACGGTACTTCATTGCATAGGCTTCAACTGCTAATCGGATGTCCATTAGAATGCCTCCTTGCTTTCTATCTTTCCTAGCTCTTCGCGTAGGTAATGAATAGATGAATTGATATCAAGCATAGTCATACCAGTGCCATCGGTTAGCTTTGACTGAGGGATCTTGTCTAGCTCTGCATGTGCAATACGCAAATGCTCAATGGCTTTCTTTAGCTTGTCCCGTCCGTCGATGTGTACAATCTTTTCGTCTTTGATGATGTCGGGAAACAAACTCTTAGCTACCACACGAACAGCTTGCGGGTAGACATTTTCTGGCTTGTACAAGTCAAGCACGTTGTCGATAAGAACCTTGATCTCTGACTCCAACAACTCAGGGCAGATCTGTTCAAAGTAAGTTTTAGTTAAGTCCATTGTTTTCTCCTTTGGTAGTGAGGGATTTCCGCAGCCCCCGCCGAAGCCGGGGTGCGGAATCCTGAACGGTTATTGCTCTATTCTTGCTCTTGAAATTCCTTCCCAATACCCTTCATATAAATCTTGTGCTATGTGTCTAATTACAGATCTGTCTTCATTACATTCTGCTCCTTGCTCTGCAATCCAAAGATCAATAGCTTTGCCGTAGCAAAATAAGTAAATTGAACCGTCATCTATGTGTATTGTATTTTCCATAACATTCTCCTTGGTTAGTTATGCGGCTTGGTTGTCATACTTTCGCATGAGTTCAAATTGCGACATGCAATACTCGAATGCTTTCTGCGCATCCTTTGCCGCTGTCGTAATGTATCGAGGATCAGACTTGATGGCCTTCTGCCATGACTTGATATAGCTGGCGTGTTGGCTGATGTCATAGGTCACACCCAGCTGAGCGCATAGAAAGATAGATCCTAACTCTGCAACTAACTCTTCTTTGGCATAGTCTTCATGTCCAAACGCACCAGTCAGATCACGATCTAGTCGTTTGCTGTGACCGGTAGAGTGAATGCACTCGTGATAAAAGGTGGATTGATAAGCATCGTCAGACTCAAATTGCCCTGGCATAGGCATCCGAATCTGGTCAGCTGAAGGTGAGTAACACGGGTTGTGGTGCTCTGCATTACTCACTTTGACTTGCAGTGCGTCGGCAATCTCGTTTGGATTGTCGAGCCTGCTTTCTCGTATTGGTATCTCAGGTAACTCGATACCTGTTTGGTCAATGTTGAATAAGTTGTATACCTTTGCAAAAGCAAACTCCTTTTCAGGATCTTTCTTGTCCTTAGCTTTGCTAAAGAAGATTGCAGGTGTTGCCTTCTGACCTTTAACACTACCGCCAAGCTGTTGCACTTGGTTCCATGTAAGCCAGTAGGGTTTAGTGTAGCCATATTTCCAGCTAGCAATCATTGTCATTAGCTGGTTCGTGCCATTGTATGGGCGCTTAGTCACCCAGTTTTGGTGGAGGCAAGACTGTGACTCCCATGTCTTGCGCCATGTAGTCTCGTCTGCCATAGCAGACTCAACGAGTTCAACGATTCGATCATATTTCATAACAGTTCCTTTTTGGTTTTGGTTAGTAAACTTTATCAAAGTTATGCAGAGTTATCCAAAGTTTCTGTCACCATTGTCTCTTTGATGATAGAAATAACTTCGCTTTTATTGAGTCCGAACTCAAATGCCCATATCGTAAAGCCCGACCAGTTAGGCTGAGCTTTGCCATAAACGTAATGTTCTAGATTCATTAGCACAGTCTCGCCAATCATTCCTTTGGTGTACCACTTGGGATCTAAGCTTCGTAAGTTATCCATTTCACACTCCTGTGTTTATTTGCTCATAGCCTGTCATCGTGTCGTACAAATCATGTAGACCAAACAGCAGGCGTTGAATGTCAGCATCAGTTTCATCGTAGTAAAACTCCATGATCGCTAACGTCTTGCCATCGGCATCGTAAATCCGATACGTCCTGTATGCCTTACTCATCGTATGGATACTCCACTTCTGCTTCGTCATCTTCTGTTGACTCGTCACCTAACGAATGACCTTCGCTGTAATGCTCTTCATCGTACTGTGCCATGCAAAGATCAATGCGTTTATCGGCAACGTCAGTCGCCCATTCGATGGCATCGTCTTCGTTCTTTGCAAGCACCTTAACAATCGACACTACATTGGTGGTTACCTCAATGCAGTAAACGCGTTTGTCTATGGACTCTTTGAGTTCCATGATTCGATCTTCGGTGTAACTCAACGACATTCGTATCTGTCGCAAGTCTTCAATTGCATCGTTACTTAACTCTTCAGTGACATTGGCATCGTTTAGGTGATGAAGTAGCCGACTGCGATAGTCGACTAACTCGTGAAACAAACCTTCGAGGTCATTGATTAACTGGTCTTTCATGCTACATCCTCCGTTGGTATTACATCTATTTGTACTGCTTCCAAATCTAACAAGCGTGGCCTGTCATCTAGCAGATCACCTTCGCGCCATCCGATAATTGCATGGGCTCGTGCCAGGCATTCATCGTCAGCTTCCACCATCACTATGTGACGTGTTGTTTCTATCAATGTAACTATGTATTCCATAACTAATTCCTTTTATAAATTAAATTAACAGACCGCCGTTCGGCGGCGCGACCCGACACCGGCGCTGTCCAGCCGGTATAATCGTCGGTCGCCCGACTCGGCGTGTCTGGCGTCAAAGCTGGCGTGATGCGCTAGCCACCATCGCACCATGGATAACAGCTATAACAACTAAAACTATTAAGTAATGCGATCCGGGACAGGCACGCGGAAAGCGGAGGCTTCAGCCGTAGCGGTAAATAGCGCGGCTTGCCGCGGCTACCGCGTGACCTGGCCCTCAAGATTGGAGACCAACATAAAAAAAGGAGGCCTAAGCCTCCTCGATTGAGTCGTATGTAAGTTCGTCTTGCTCACGCAGACCATCCATGTACTCGATAAACGACTCACGCAACTGGGCCGTTGCTTGCTCGTCTATTTTATTTCGCAGTGACTCATACGGATGGTCCTTGAGCAAACGAAGAAGGATGTCTGCCTCTCTAACGGAGACGCGTAGCTTTAATCCATTCTTCCTGATTCGATAACGCTTTGCTCTAGTTTTGTTACTCATAGTCATGATAGAACTCCTTTGTATGAAGGGGGCCGAAGCCCCCGAATGGATTTAAGCGATCTTGCGAGTCTTCGGTTTCACGACCTTTTTGGAGTCCGTTACTGCCGAAGGCTGTGTCTGCTTTAGTAAATGTGGGTTGATAAACTCTTCTTCGTCGTGAAAGTTAGAAGACATCTCGACTTGCTGGCCTAACTTGTAAAGGTCGATAGTACCTGTGATGTTTGGGCGTCTCCCTTCCGGGCTAGCGTCCGCCCAGAACGAGTACGGTAGACGTAAGCTTGAACCATCCTCAAACTCAATGGCGACACTGCCTGCGTGTGTTGGACGCTTGCCTTGATGGAACTGATTAGTCCAGCCAGCAATTGAGATTGACTTGATTTTGTTTTTCATTTCGTTAGAAGTTTTCATCTTGAGATTCCTTTTCTCTATATGATTGAAGAGTCCCGAAGGGACACTTCATGAACAGCATGGATCAGAGGGGATCAGATTCGCTCTGGCCGACCCGGATCATTTCCGGATGTGTCCTTTTCCGGTAATGATGCGGACTCGGACAAATCTGATGGTCAAGACAACCGAAAAAATCCCCAAGGATTTTTAGCTATCGGTTCTTGCGCCCGCTTTAGCGGGTGGTCTTGAACTGTTCCCCTCCCATGCTATTGACTGCACGCGCAACATGGATGGGTAATCGGTGGCCCTGACAAGGTTGCGTGCACTTTACCAGCCGGAGGCTGGCGCAAATCCGATAGGATTTCCTTGTCAACCGATTAACCGGGCATGTGAATAGCGCGCGTGCGCGAGCGGCTATAAAACGGTTTAGGCGAGTAGCCGGCCGCGGGGAATCCCCGCATAGGGGATTACCAAGGTAAACCGTAGCCTTACAGCGAGCCAACGGTGGTGGCATTACCGCGAGGCAGAGCCGAGCCAGAGGGAATATCATTCCCGATGCGGTAGATATCAGTGCTCTGCTGGTTAACTTGGTAACTATTGGAAACCACTTCAAGAGGGTACTTCACAGACTCACACTCATTGGCACCACTAATCGTATATCCGGTTATATATCGAATGCACCTGTATGGTTTAGCTTGGCATATATCAAATCTGCCAGGTCTTTCAGGTTAAATAGTGGGATGATTGATACCGGGGGGGGTAACTTGACGTCGGTACAATTAATAGTTCCCACCCACATACAAAAAAAGCGGATTTTGAAAGTGCAACGGGGGGTCTAAACTTGGGCATTACGGGCATTCTGACCTTTTCCGGGCATTCTGGGCATTCTAAACAGGGTTTTTGCGGTTGCTTTAACTTCCTGATTACCAAAGGAATAATGAAGAGGTTTTTATTCCGTTAAGTTATAAGGTAGGATTTATATTGAAGGGTGTTGATTAGCACTCAGGACATATATAGGATAGGGAGGGTGGGTTGGTTAAATAGCCAACTTAAAATTTATGGCATCAGAGTACGTTAAACAGCGCAAAGCTGAGATCAAGAAGAGAAAGCAGGAGTCTGGCAGGCCATCCAAGAAGGATTTGGCGGCTAACTCTCCCGGTGGTAGGGGCAAGCCCGGTCGACCGAAGGGTGATGCTACGATAATCAATGAGTATAAGTCGCGTATGCTGGCTTCTCCGAAGTCCAAGCGTGTACTTGATACTATCTTTGATGCGGCATTAGACCATGACCATAAGAATCAGGCGGCGGCATGGAAGTTAGTAATGGATAGAATCCTGCCTGTGGCGGCATTTGAAAAAGATGTCGTGCAAAATGGCGGGAAATCTGCTATTCAGATCAACATTACGGGTGTGGGTGCCGCTGAGGTTAAGGATGTTGGCGTGGACTCCAGCGAATTCGATCCCAACACTATCCAACCTACGGTGATTAACGGGGACAACGGTGAAATACTTTAGGCTAGAAGAGTTTAACTGCACGCATACCAACAAAAACGAAATGGATGACGCGTTTCTGGAGAAATTAGACCAGTTACGCGAAGCCTGTGGCTTTCCTTTCGTGATTACCTCGGGGTACAGGGATTCTACCCACCCCAACGAGGCGAGTAAGGAAAAGCCTGGGACGCATTCGCAGGGTATCGCCTGTGATATCCGCGTAACCAATGGTGTTGAGCGCATGAATATCGTTCACGAGGCGTTAAAGCTTAATTTTGGTGGGATTGGCGTGGCTAGATCCTTTGTTCACGTCGATAGCAGGGACACAACCCCTGTAATGTGGACGTATTCCTGATGCTGTACACCAAAAACAAGAACCTAACGGATACTTCTACGCAGACAATCGTAGAAATCCCTGCTGGTTACGTGGCTCACTGGAATATGGCGTTTATTGCTAACCTGCATAACTCTACCAATGACATTACGTTGTTTGTAGACAAGCCCAGCCCCACAGAAGATGTGTATATCTACAACGGTACTAACATATCCTCGAAGGAAAATCTGTTGATTGACGGTAATGCCGTGTTTGTTTTACAGCCCGGGGACATTATTAAGGCGTCTAGTGGTAGTGCAGGTAACGTAGAGGTAGTTGTTACCTTTGACTTGATAGAAGCGTCCCCGGTGTTTAATAACTTCAACGGATCATAGTTTTCTATGAGTGATCTCAATATAGAGCTACTGCCTTGGCAACAAGAAGTCTGGGCAGACGATACCCGATTTAAAATTGTAGCGGCTGGCAGACGTACGGGTAAGTCCCGCCTCGCCGCATGGATGTTGATAGTCAATGCTTTGCAGGCCGATAGGGGACATGTATTCTACGTTGCACCAACCCAGGGACAGGCGCGGGACATCATGTGGCAAACTCTTTTGGAGTTGGGTCATCCTGTTATCGCTGGTAGTCACATCAATAATCTCCAAATCAAACTGGTCAATGGAGCAACCATTAGCCTCAAGGGCGCCGATAGACCAGAGACGATGCGGGGTGTTAGCCTCAAGTTCTTAGTTCTCGATGAATACGCGGATATGAAGCCTGATGTATTCGAGCAAATCCTGAGACCGGCACTTGCCGACCAAAAGGGATGTGCAATGTTCATTGGGACGCCAATGGGAAGGAACCACTTTTACGAATTGTATAAGTATGCGGAGCTGGGTGATGATGAAACTTACGCGGCCTACCATTTTACTTCTTACGATAATCCTCTGCTTGATAAAGATGAAATCAATACTGCTAAAAGGAGCATGTCTAGTTATGCATTCCGTCAAGAATTTATGGCGAGCTTTGAAGCTCGTGGTTCAGAAATGTTTAAAGAAGATTGGGTTCGGGTCGAAGCAGATCGAGAGCCCCGTGGAGACTACTACATCGCCATCGACCTCGCCGGCTTTGAAGAAGTCAACAAAAAGCGCACCAAAAACGCGAAGCTCGACGAAACCGCGATCGCCGTCGTCGACGTCTCGGAAGAAGGCTGGTACGTCGAAAACATCATCTACGGCAGGTGGACGCTCGACGAAACGGCCATCAAAATCTTCCAAGCCGTAAGAGATTACAGGCCAGTATCCGTGGGTATCGAGAGGGGCATAGCCAAGCAAGCCGTTATGTCTCCTCTTGTTGACCTACAAAAGAAGTACGGTACGTTTTTCCGGGTAGAAGAACTAACCCACGGCAACAAAAAGAAAATAGATAGGGTCATGTGGGCATTGCAGGGCCGCTTTGAGAATGGGTATATCACCCTAAACAAAGGCGAATGGAACTCAAGATTCCTTGACCAACTGTTCCAATTCCCTGATCCTTTGACCCATGATGACTTAATAGACGCATTGGCTTACATTGACCAACTAGCCAAAGTGGCTTATGACTATGAATACGAAATAGACGACCACGACATCTTAGACATAGTGGCGGGATACTAATATGAGCGACCTGTACGAACAAGATCCTTTAATGATCCAAGAATCCTTAGAGGATTGGGTTATAACAAAGTGCGAGGATTGGCGTGATTACTATGAATCTAACTATGAAGACCGCTTTGAAGAATACTATCGGCTATGGCGTGGGATTTGGGATCCCGCTGACAGTGAGCGCCGGAGTGAGCGTAGCCGTATTATCTCTCCTGCTTTACAACAGGCTGTTGAATCTAATGTTGCTGAGTTAGAAGAAGCGACGTTTGGGCGGGGTAAATGGTTTGATGTCTCTGACAACCTTGGGGACACCTCAAAAGAAGACGTTCTTTTCCTGAGAAACAAGCTTACCGAAGACTTTGAAGACTGCATGATTCGTAAGTCTGTTGCGGAATGCCTTATCAATGCCGCCGTATTTGGTACAGGCATTGGCGAAATCGTCATTGAAGAAATGAAAGAAATGTCTCCTGCCACTCAACCTATTATGGATGGTGACCTTCAGGCAGTAGGCGTTAATATTCAAGACAGAGTAAAAGTTAAGCTCAGACCTGTGCTTCCCCAGAACTTCTTAATTGACCCTGTCGCTACAAGTGTTGATGAGGCATTAGGTGTTTGTATTGATGAGTTTGTTAGCCGTCACCAAGTAGAGCTTCTTCAAGAGCAAGGCGTTTATCGTGATGAAATACTAGGCAGTGCCGCACCTGACACTGACCTTGAGCCCGATCAAGACATTACGATCTATAACGACGACAAAATTCGCCTTACTAAATACTACGGCCTTGTTCCTCGTGATCTTTTAAACAACGCAATGAGTGATGAAAACGACTTTGGCGATGGCGAAGATACAAAGTACGTTGAGGCAATCGTTGTTATTGCTAACGGCGGAATACTTCTTAAAGCAGAAGCCAATCCTTATATGATGCAGGATCGTCCGGTCGTAGCATTCCCGTGGGATGTAGTGCCTGGGCGGTTCTGGGGAAGAGGCGTTTGCGAGAAAGGCTACAACTCACAGAAAGCACTCGATACAGAGCTTCGGGCTAGAATTGACGCACTAAGCTTGACTATCCACCCAATGATGGCCTTGGATGCAACCAGACTGCCTAGAGGTGCTAAACCAGAAATACGTCCCGGTAAGATGATTCTGACTAACGGAGATCCTAGAGAGGTGCTCCAGCCGTTTAACTTTGGTCAGGTTAATCAGATTACTTTTGCGCAAGCTGGTGCGTTACAGCAGATGGTTCAGCAAGCTACAGGCGCAGTGGACTCAGCAGGTATTGCAGGGCAGGTTAACGGTGAATCTACAGCGGCAGGAATTAGCATGTCGTTGGGTGCGCTGATTAAGCGCCACAAGCGCACACTAATTAACTTCCAACAGTCTTTCTTGATTCCGTTTGTTAAGAAGGCCGCACATAGGTATATGCAATTTGATCCCGAATCTTACCCCGTTGCAGATTACAAGTTTAACGCTAGTAGCACTCTGGGTATTATTGCTCGTGAGTACGAAGTTACTCAGCTAGTGCAGTTGTTGCAGACGATGGGCAAAGACTCTCCTTTGTACACAACGCTTATTCAATCGGTAGTAGACAACATGAACTTGTCTAACCGCGAGGAACTTATTGCGGCGATGCAACAGGCGATGCAACCTAATCCGCAGGCACAGCAAATGCAGATGCAAGCACAGCAGTTGCAGATGCAGTTCCAGCAATCTCAAACAGCGGCACTGTCTGCGCAGGCACAAGAGTCTGCGGCTAGAGCGCAAAAGCTTTCGGCTGAAGCGGCAGTGGTTCCGCAAGAGCTTGAGATTGACAGGATCAATGCTGTTACCCGAAACTTGCGTGAAGGCGATCAAGACGACAAAGAGTTTGAGCGTCGTTTAAAAGTTGCTGACACACTACTTAAAGAGAAACAAATCCAAGGAAAAGAGAATGCTAACCGACAGAGAACTCCAAATGATCTTCCAGCGGTTCCAAAGCCAAATGGAGCCACTCCAGCGCCAAGTGCAGGAACTCCAAGCCAAGGTGGAGGCTTTAACCAATGAGCAAGAAGGATCCGCGCCTCGAACGCGTAGGCGTAAGCGGGTACAACAAGCCGAAGAAAACCCCCAGCCATCCCACTAAATCGCATGTTGTAGTTGCGAAAGAGGGTGATAAGATCAAGACCATACGGTTTGGTCAGCAGGGAGTAAAAGGTGCAGGTAAGAACCCTAAAAGCGCAAAGGACAAAGCGCGAAAAAAGAGTTACTACGCCCGGCACAATGCCCAGGACTCAAATCCCAGTAAACTATCTGCGCGTTATTGGTCGCATAAGGTCAAATGGTAAAGGCTATGAAAGTTAAAGCACCTGACGGCTATCACTGGATGAAGAAAGGTAAAGAGTACAAGCTGATGAAAGATCCATCCGAAGGCTACAAGCCACACAAGGGTGCATCTAAGTCAGCAGATTTTACGGTTCAGAAGGTTCATAAAAAGTAAGGAGAGCGTTATGCCCGGTTACGGAATGAAGACAACTAAGCCAAAGAAGAAGCCTGCTATGCCTAAGCGTAATGGGCGCATGATGACTAACAAGAAGAACAAAAAGAAGAAGTAGTCATGCCTAAAGCAAAAGCAAAGCCTAAAAAGAAAAGTGCTATACCTGACAACGTAAAGAACAAAGCTCTTTACTCGCGGGTTAAATCTGAGGCCAAACGTAAGTTTGATGTTTACCCCAGTGCGTACGCTAATGCATGGCTAGTTAAGACCTACAAAAAACGTGGTGGGACTTATGGCTAAAACAAAAGGTGGGCTAACTAAGTGGTTTAAAGAGGATTGGGTAGACGTTAAGACGGGTAAGTCTTGTGGTCGTAAGTCAGCCAAGAAAAGCAAGCGCCCCTACCCTTCTTGTCGCCCCAAAGCTGTTGCGGCAAAGATGACTGCGGCAGAAAAAAAGTCCTCGGCAAAGCGAAAAACTGGGCCAGCCAAGATTAAACATGCTGTTACGGCTTCTGGTCGGAGACGTAAGACCACCAAAAAAGCCTGACATTTTTAAAAAACCGTGCTAAAACGCACAAATCAACCAAAGAGAGAATGAGATATGACACCTGAACTTGAGGAGTACTTTGACAACTACAATATGCTTTTTAGCCATCCGGGTTTTAAGCAGTTGATTGAAGAGTTAGGTAACAACGCTAGACAGCTAGCAGACCTTCAAACCGTCAAAGATCAGGAAGAATTGTTTTATCGCAAAGGCCAAGTTGCCGCATTAGCTACAGTTATCAACCTTGAGGGGACGATTTCTGCGGCGCGAGACCAAGCCGAGGCGGAAGCTCAGGAAGAGCTTGATGTATAAAATATATGACTTTCGCTGTGATTGCGGTCGTATATTTGAAAAGATGGTACGCAGTGGAGAGACAGTCAGTAGGTGCGACTGTGGCTTGACTGCTACTAAGATGCTGTCAGCGCCTAAGTGCGTACTCGATGGGCATTCTGGAGACTTTCCGGGGCGTCATATGAAATGGGTACGGGAACACGAAGCCGCTGGCAGGAAACGTAAATCTCCAACTGACGGAGTTTAATATGTCACGAGCAACAATGCTTGATCCCCACCTCGAAGAGGAGAATGCGGACAACGTTGAAACTGAAGTAAACGAGATTCAGGAGCCTGAAGAGGCTGTTGAGCAACCTCAAGACGCAGTAGAGCAAGACACTGATGACGATATTCCAGAGCGTTACCGTGGTAAATCTCTGAAAGACGTTGTTCAGATGCACCAAGAAGTTGAAAAGGTGATGAGTCGACACTCTTCTGAAGTCGGTGAGCTTCGTAAGGTAGTGGATGAATACATTAGTAATCAGACACCACCGCAAGCACCTGAGCAAATTGTCGAACCCGAGAGTGATATTGATTACTTTACGGATCCTCAAGGCGCTGTTAATAGGGCAATTGAGAATCATCCTAAGATTAAGGAGGCTCAGAAATACACTGAAGACTATAGGAAACAAGCGGCGTTATCGTCTCTGGGTAACAAACACCCAGATATGCAAACAATTCTTGGTGACCCTAAGTTTGCAGAGTGGATCAAAGCTTCCAAAATTAGGACTCAATTATTTGTAGAGGCCGACCAACAGTACAATGCTGACGCGGCTGATGAACTGTTTTCACTCTGGAAAGAGCGTAAGACAGTTGCACAGCAAACCGCTAATGTTGAAAAACAGGTTCGTAAGCAACAGCTGAAGGCGGCTAATACAGGTAAAGCCAAGGGTAGCGCCGAGAAGTCCACAAAGAAGATATATCGCAGGGCCGACATTATTAGACTAATGAACGATGACCCCGCGCGTTACCAATCCTTGTCAGGTGAAATCCTGCAAGCATACGCAGAGGGTCGAGTCAGATAATCCAATAGGAGATTGACATGGCTACTGCAACATACCCCGGCGCAGGCGGTAATACTGCGAAGACTGAAGCGGCTACTTTCATCCCAGAAATCTGGAGTGATGAGATTATTGCGGCTTACCAAAAGAACCTGAAGATGGCTCCGCTTGTTAAAAAGCTTGCCATGTCAGGTAAGAAAGGCGACAAGCTTCACATTCCAAAGCCCGTACGTGGTGATGCGAATGCGAAAGCGGCTGACACTGCGGTAACAATTATCGCAAACACCGAAGGCGAATTGACTGTTGATATCGACCGTCACTTCGAATATTCACGTCTAATCGAAGACATCGTAGAAGTACAGGCACTTTCTAGCCTCCGTCAGTTCTATACTGAAGATGCGGGTTACGCGCTTTCAGTGCAGGTTGATAACGATCTCCACGCGGCAGGTACTGGTTTTGGTGACGGTGGTGCTGTTGTATTCAGCCCAGCGGCTACTGACTACCAGCACACTGGTTGTTTTTTCAACGACGGCGGTACAACTACTCAGTACACTGACGATACTATCGTTCCTGCTGACGTGTTTACCGATGCGTTCTTCCGTGACATGATCCAGAAGCTTGATGACAACAACGTACCTATGGATGGACGTTCACTTATCATTCCACCTTCTGTTCGTAACACTATTATGGGTATCGACCGTTACGTGTCTTCTGACTTCGTATCGGGCCAAGCTGTTAACTCTGGCTTGATCGGTAACCTTTACGGTGTAGACGTATACGTTTCAGCTAACTGCCGTACTATCGAAGCGGCGGCAGACAACACAGCTGGAGCGGCTGATACTCGTGCGGCTCTTTTGTTCCACTCTGACGCTATCGTCATGGCAGAACAGCAAGCAGTTCGTTCGCAGACTCAGTACAAGCAGGAATACCTCTCAACTCTGTATACGGCTGATTGCCTGTACGGTGTTCAGGTATATCGTCCTGAAGCTGGTTTCGTACTCGCAGTCGCTGAGTAATGATGCCTGGCCCCCTTCGGGGGGCTTTTCTTCTTTGTACCCCAATTTGCATAGGAACCTCAGATGTCTAACTACACTAAGACTACAGACTTTGAAGCCAAGGATTCGTTACCTACGGGTGATTCAGAAAAGATTATTCGGGGATCTGAATTCGAGACAGAGTTCGATGCAATCTCCACAGCTATTGCGACTAAAGCTGACACGGCAGGGCCTACGTTTACCGGAACCCTGACTTTTGAAACCATTTCCGATGGATCTATTAACGTCACTGCCTTTGTTGATGAAGACAACATGGCGTCTGATAGTGCGACATTAGTTCCAACACAGCAGTCCGTAAAAGCGTACGTTGACTCTGTAACCACAGAACTCCAAGCGCAAGACCTAGACTTTCAAGCAGACTCAGGCGGCGCACTAAATATTGATTTAGATACTGAGACCATGACCTTTACAGGCGGTACTGGTATTGACACGTCTGGCTCAGGTAATGCCGTTACCTTTGATATTGACTCTACTGTTACCACTCTGACTGGTACACAAACACTTACTAACAAGACGCTTACTGCTCCTACTATCTCCGGCAACCTAACTACAGACGGAACCATTGATGGCCGTGATGTTGCTACAGATGGCGCTAAGTTAGATGGCATAGAAGCAAGTGCTACTGCTGACCAAACAGCCGCAGAAATTCGTACACTGGTTGAATCAGCTACCGACTCTAACGTTTTTACTGACGCAGATCACAGCAAGCTAGACGGCATTGAGGCTAGTGCTACAGCAGATCAGACAGATGCTGAGATTAGAGCCGCAGTAGAAGCCGCTACGGACTCCAATGTATTTACCGATGCTGACCACACTAAACTAGACGGTATTGAAGCCTTAGCAGACGTAACGGACACAACTAACGTTACAGCCGCTGGTGCCTTAATGGACTCAGAGCTAACTAACCTTACTGCTGTTAAGTCTCTGGATCAAGGCGTAGCAACTACTGACACTCCAACCTTTGCAGGTCTAACGACTACAGCAGACGTGTCTTTTGGCGACAACGACAAAGCTATCTTCGGTGCTGGCTCTGACCTACAGATTTATCATTCAAGTTCGCAAAGTTATATTGAAGATGCAGGTTCAGGAAATTTAAATTTTAAATCGAACGGCAACAACTTTAACTTCTTGGACGGAAGCGACAATGTTGTTATGCAAATTGATATGGATTCAGAGACAACTCTATATCACAACACAAATGCCAAACTAGCCACAACCGTCCACAGGCATCGACGTAACTGGCGCAGTTGTAGCCGATGGGCTTACTGTAGATGCGGCACAAAGTAACTTTAATGACAGTGCAGGGTCGGTTATAGCTTTCCAAAAATCTGCAAGCGCAAAAGCGTGGATATCTAATAGGTCTTATAGTTTTCACAATGGCAACGGTCTTGCTATTAACACTACAGACGCTAACCCCATAATATTCGGCACAAACAATGCAGAACGCCTACGCATAGACTCATCAGGCAATGTCGGTATTGGTACTACGAATCCTGACCGTGCTATTAAAATTGAAAAAGACAATGCGTACGTCTGGATCGCTGACGCTGAGGGAGGAAACGTAGGCTTTATTGGGGGCAGTGGATCAAACGATGGACTCCTTCGTCTTTATGAAGGCGCGGGGCATACCGCAAAAGTAGAAATACATAGTGACGCTGACAGTTATTTCAATGGCGGCAATGTTGGTATCGGCACTAGCAGTCCAGCTAACAAACTTCACGTTATGGGCGATAGCTCAACTAGGAACACTATTGTTTCTAATGTGACTCTTGATGGCGGTACTACTGTAGCTAACCCATATGAAGGTTTTGGTTTTGGCGTTGATTTTATTGGCAGAGATTACGGCAACGCTGTCAGAAACTACGCAGGTATCTATAGCTTAATGGAGCACAAATCTTCATCTTCTGGCGGTGGAGATGCTGGATTTAAAACAGGATTAAGTTTTTATACAAACAGTGGTGGAGCAAGTAATACTAATCCAAGTGAAAAGATGCGTATCGACTCCGACGGCAACGTAGGTATTGGCACTAGCAGTCCGTCATATCCTTTAACCGTCCATGACACTGGCGATGGCATTAAATTTGAAGTCAGCGATACAGTCGATGCTAACTACAGAATACAAGTAAGCGGCAGTGATATTGTTACAGGCCCGTCAACTTCCAGTGCTTATACGTTTCAAACGGGCAACACAGAACGTATGCGCATCACAAACACTGGTGATGTAGAAGTAAAATCAGGTGGTAAGTTACAAGCAAACAGAGCTGACAACGCCAGAAACATTCAGCTGTTCAATGACAGTGATTTTGGGACAATACAAACCTCAAATGACCCAATAAAAATTGCCTCTCAAGCGTACACGCGCTTTGACGTAGGCGGCGCCGAACGACTCCGCATAGATGCTAGCGGTAACTTGCTGGTGTCTGGCACTGAAGCTAACCCTGCTCAGAACAACACAACTGATGCAATCTCATTGCACAATGCTGGTTTGTTACGTGCATCTACTACGAATGCGGCGGCTCCTTTAGATTTAAATGTTAAGTCTCGTGATGGTGATATTGCGACATTCCGCAAAGACGGCACCTTAGTCGGTAGTATTGGTAGTGTCAGTGGTTATTTGTATGTAGGCGGTACAGCAGGTGATGACGCTTTCTTGTCTTTCGGTGTTAATGGTGTTCGCCCTTCTACTTCTGCTGGTGCCGCTAGAGACGCCGCTATAGATCTTGGTGGCTCAACTAACCGCTTCAAAGACCTTCACCTGTCAGGCGGTGTCTACCTAGGCGGCACAGGTTCAGCCAACCATCTGGATGACTATGAAGAAGGGACGTGGACTCCTACGTTTTTAGGGTCATCAACTGACCCAACTGTTACATACGGAACAAGACACGCAACTTACACAAAAGTCGGTCGTCTTGTAACTTTATTTTTTGACATGACTATTAGTTCGTATTCAGGCGGAAGCGGTACTGTAAAAGTAGGAGGCTTGCCTGTAGCCCAAAGCGGTAATGCAAGAGGTGTTGGTCTTACTGTTGGTTCGACAGGAGTAACACACACACAAGCTTTGAGCGCTCAAGCTATCGGAAGCGCTCTTTTCATAAATGAAAGTGGTATCGGAGACTTGCCAGTCTCAGACGTTTCAACAAGCGGTTGGCGGATAATTGCAGAGTGTTCATATACAGCCGCCTAATTATCTCAAGTGGACTCTTGAGACGGACTAACAGGAGACAACAATGTCACTAACTAAAGAAGTAGTAGCAGACAAAATCGAAGTAGTAGCTACAGAGGACGGCCAAGTCGTTCAAGTACGCACTGCTACTCGTGTATTAGAAGACGGTGCTGTAATTTCACAGTCGTATCACCGTCATGTAATTCAGTCAGGTGACGACTGGTCATCTGAACCCTCTAACGTGCAGGCTATCTGCAACGCAGTATTTGGAGCATAACAATGGCTACATGGACTATCGCAAACCTTGAGCGTAACTTAGCAGACGGCGGTGTAACCGTTGCACACTGGCGTGTTACTGAATCTGAAACTGTTGGTGACGACACATTCACTGCATCTTCATACGGCACTGTAGGCTTTACACCTGACGCTGATGCTGACGGCTTTGTAGCTTACGATGACCTTACTGAGTCTGCTGTACTAGCATGGGTACACGAGTCAGTCGATCAGGATGCTACTGAGGCGGCACTGACAGCCAACATCGAAGCACAGAAGAACCCTGTGTCTGCTGATGGGATGCCTTGGTAGTTAGTTTTGGCTGATGCCCAAGGAAACAACTAAGGCCGCGTTAGAGCATAAGATCAAGGTTTTAAACGATCAGATTGCGGAGTTGGTGTACGAAAGAGACGCGCTGTTACGGATGTACATAGGAGATTTCGATGAAATCATTACTGATGCAGACTACACCGTTATTGCTATTGATGACCTTAGCAATAAACGTTAATGCTCAGGAGCCTATTGTTACTGAGTCAACAACGAATAGCACCGTGACAACTAATGGCTCGATGGAGACGACTGTTAAGTCACCACCTCCATCGGCTATTTCTCCGCAGATTATCTCTAACGGCAACTCTGATCTCTGCACCTTTGGTGTAGCTGGAGCGGTACAAACGCAGATCCTTGGTATTTCTATGGGGTCTACAATTCGTGATGAAAACTGCGAAAAGTTAAAGAACGCAAAAACCCTGTACGACATGGGTATGAAAGTAGCGGCTGTGTCAGTTATGTGCCAAGACCAACGAGTCTTTGATGCCATGATGAATGCAGGCACACCTTGCCCCTATGACGGACTTATAGGAGATCAGGCAAAGGAAGCATGGGAGTCTGAAAAATTAGCCGTAGAGGTGGGCATAGTTGCCGACCCAAAAACAGAAGAAGGAGGGTTAGATGAAAAGCGTGCACAAGGCGCTGGTGCTGTTGCTGGCATCTTCAGCCTCTTACTCTTACTCTGACACTATCTACGGTATTACATCCAATGCGGCCTCTAACGGCCTCAATTGGGTTATGAGCAACGTTTTGCCTCAACAGGCAGGGTTGCAGGTAAGTAGTGTTATTTACCAGTACACGGCGATTAAAGACCCAGAGGCGGATATGCTTGTTCATGTGCAGAATCAAAATGCACAGGGTGATGGCTACGTCTTTCGTGAAACAGACGACTGGTCTGGACTTCCCGGCAACACGATCAACAAGGTTGTCGCTGTATCTGACATCCCTATCCAACTATGGGGCAATGGTGAGATAGAAGTTGAAGGGAGTGGGTTGGTCTCTAATCCTAACGTTTTGTACACATACAAGTACGACCCTTGCTATGACCCACAAAACAGTCCAGCTTGTCCTGGCTATATGCCTCCGATCCCTGAGCCTGAAACAGTAGATGTCTATGACGCACTAAATGACCAAAGCGTATTAGAGGCAACAGAAGAAACCGATCCTGACTTGTTTGACCGTGATGGTAAGAACAGGCGCGAAGCAAAACGTGAAGCTAGTGACCGGTTAGAACAAGGTTTAGCGGCCTCAGAGAATGCCCTAAATATTGCCAGCGGATCGGCGCAAGACTTTATGGTTGCGGCAATGGCCAATGAACAACGATTTGATCCATATTACATGGCCAAGATAAACGGTGGTGTTTACATAGATACCGTAACACTGCCAACAAAAGATATACCTGACAATAAACGCGGCTTACGTAACAGCTTGGCACAGCAAGTGCTTCATCAACAGATGGTCAAATCACAATACAAGTAAGGGTGGATAATGAAGAAGCTAGCAATTACAGCATTAACAGTATTGGCGCTACCAGCGATAGCTGAAGAAGCCGTTATTACAGGCAACATTGAATCTAAGTGCGTTATTAACACTGACACTAACGGTGTCTTTGGTAACCCAGTAGCAGGTACTTTAAGCACCCTGCCAACTGACGGCGGTGTTATGCCAATCATTCGCTATGACGTTGCACTAGGAGATGCTTACACAGCTCGCATTACTGCACCTAATAGCTTTAGTACCTCGCCTTCAATTGATGACGTTGTTAACTGGACGGCAGATGTTGAAGTTAGCGAAGTATCTGATACGGCTATGGCTGATTACGAAACTGACAAGATTGAATACGAGTACACGACTGAGTTTGACATGCACACGGCTGGCACTACGTGGTTTAAGGTTACCAGTAAAGCTGAGTATGGCTACGGCAGGGCCTATCCTGCTGGTACTTACAGAGCCATTGTTATGGCGGAGTGTATAGCTAACTAATGAAAGCGATATACGCAACATTGGCATTAATTTTGGCGTCTGCAACGCAGGCCCATGAAATGCTTCCTACTTACCCTCGCCTTGCACCTTCGTATGTAGAAGATGTAATGCAGGTAAAGATGCGTATGTTTAATAAACGGCAAGATGTTGAGTGGTATGAAGTAAGTGTTTTTGACGCTGAATGGAATCCAGTGCCATTTGTTACTGGCTACCGCATATTGAAGATAGAGTATCTCGCGCACGTTCGGTTTGACGTGTACATCAGAAAGGATGACGCAAAACGCGCAACGTATATCTGCTCTCGTTCTAAGCTTCGTCGCAATGATTATGAAGGTGCAATTATAGCTTCAAGGATATGCTCAAAATTTAAGGCTCCTGCGCTATGAAAAGGCTTGCATGGATATTGCCTCTTTTTTGCGTAAATGCGTACGGGCAGAACAACTCTCTTAACTTACAGCTTCCTAGTGGGCCAACCAGCTATCAGTCTGACAAGTTTCGTGCAGGCGATCTTGACTGCTCAAACGCGATAGGAGGCGGAACAAACTTAGAGTTTGGCGTTACAGGGATCATTAACGATGCGGAAGACCCGTTTAGCAATAGAGATCCTATTACGCCTCAGCGCAAGGATATTGGCGTGTATGCGCGAATTGTTATACCGCTTGATGGCCCAGAGGAAAGAATTAACTGCAACACGCTTTACAAGTTAGAGCTAGAAAAGAAACAGCTTGAGGTGTTGAAGCTACGACGCGAGGTAGAGAACCTACGCAGAATGGCGTCAAGCGATCAGGAGTTTGAGAATTGAGTGAAGACATTGATGACCAAATTAAAATGGTTACAGGTCATGTGTCTCGAATGTCATGGGGCGCTAGGATTGCGGCTTTTGGCGCGGCAAGTAGTTTGTGTGGTGCTTTGTATGGAGGCTTCTTGATGTATCAAAAGGTAGAAGAAGTTGCCAGCTTAGATTTGGGTGCATACCAACAGCAAATGGAGGTTATGGATACCAAGGTTACAGAAGCCGTTGAGTATTCTCGCGACATTAAGAACGGATTGCGCGATGATATACTCCGAATCGAACAGCAAGCGGATCGTACAGAAGACTTAGTACGTAGCACTACTCGCGAACTGCGTGATTCAATGGATAATGTAGAGACCGAGGTGCGTCAAATAATTGACACTGCTGAGGATAGGTTTGAGGCTAGGCGTGAGCAGTTGCGTTCTTCTCAAGATCAAGACATGAAGGAGTTGGAAGAGCGATTAGAGGCGTTAGTCCAAAGATCATTAGATAATCCACTGGCGGATAAGTAATGAGTGCGGCAGAAGAGGCATTAAAAAGAATAGAGGTTCATCAGGCAGAGTGCGAGATCCTTCGCAAATCTATTGATGACAGGTTAGATCGAATTGAAAGACGGCTTGATGATGGTAATGGGCAGTTTAAAAGACTTGAGAACATGATCTGGGGAAACACCATCTTGATTGTGGGCATATTAAAAGGCTTGGAGTATTTAGGATGAAGTTTGATGCAATTAAAGGCTTAGTTGGCGATCTTGCTCCTACTCTTGGAGCGGCTCTAGGAGGCCCTGTAGGCGGTGCGGCGGCAGGAATGATAGCGCAAGTGCTAGGTTGCGAGCCTACACCACAGAAGATTGAAAAGGCTCTACAGACGGCAACACCTGAGCAACTGGCTGAAATTAAAAAGGCTGAGCTTGACTTTGAAGTCAGGATGAAAGAGCTTGAAGTTGATGTATTCGCGTTAGAAACGAAGGATATACAACATGCTAGGGAATCATTCTCAGAGGATTGGACAGCAAGATCTATCGCCATTATTTCCATATTGCTGTTTGGCGGATATGTGTTTCTTGTAACGCTTCAACCTGCCGATGATAATGACTTGAATGTAGTCAATCTTGTTCTCGGATACCTGGGTGGCATCGTGTCTTCTGTGGTGAGCTTTTACTTTGGCGCTAGCAAGTCAGGATCTAAGTAAGGAAAAAACATGGCAGAACGTGGCTGGTTTAAAAATAGTGAGTTTAGTCCTGACCAGTGGATGGAGCTTCTTAATAATTACTTACGTGTTTATTACGAAGATCAAGATTCAGACGACATGGACAGAGTTTACCGTGGTCAAGAAGCACAAGCATTAACTCGTTTATTTAACGACTATGCAAACGGTGAAGCAACTGTTGACGATCTTGTTGCTTTTGAAATTGATTTTCTTAGTGACGTAGACGGTGTTACTGAATGGTGGGATCAAACTGTTTCTATTGCAGAAACAGATAGAATTATTGAAACTTTAGAAACTAACCCGTCTGATCTTGCAAACATACCTGCACCTACAGGAACAAAGACTAACGAATATTTAGAAACTACAGCTATGTCTTTTGTAGGAACTACTCCTACAAGCCCTATTACTACTGTTGGTGGTCCCAGTGGACAAACAATAGTTATTCGTGGCGGCACTGGCGTTACTATGAGCATTCCTCAAGTACTGGAAAGCGGTAGCATAAAAGATTTATTAGGGGTAATGGTTCCTTATATACCGGGGGTTTCTTTACCTAACTGGCTTCCTACTGCTGGCGTTATTTTTCTTCCTACAATAAAAGACGCTGTAGAAAAAGTAGAAGAAATTATTACTGAAGTAGATATTTCAGGAGCTTGGGAAGAAGGCGACATTGGTGAAGTAATACGAGATATTGGTGAAATTGTTGTTGGTGCTGGCACAGCCGCTGCTGATGTTATTGAAGAAAAAGTAAAAGAAGTTATAGGCGGAGTTGTAGGAGGCGTTACAGATCCAACACAAGCAGGCGCTGTTCTTGGTGGTGTTTTAGCAGGTAGTTTTCCCTCTGGCATCCCTGATTGGCTGGGCGGCATTCTTTCAGAAAATGTAGGCAGGGCTGTTTATGGTGCGGCACGTAATGTCTTGGTTAACTCAGGCACAGCAACCGAAGAACAGCTTCCACTTACTCAAGAAACGCCAGAGCAAGACCCTGCCCTTATGTTTACTCACAGGGGTGACAACTACTTTGTTAACAGCGAATCAAACGAATACTTTCAGCTAGAAGAAGATGCAGAGTTAGAGTTTGATGTAGATGGCCTTTACTCAAGAGCAGACCTAGAAGAAACCGGTTTAGAAACGCTGGAGTCTGGCACGTATCAATCGCTACTTGATGACTACTCTTTCTATGCGCTTACAGAAGACATATATCAGTATCCTATTAAAGAGTTGGTAAAGCGGTTTGAAGAGGAAGGGGGTATTATGCCCGGAGACTTCAACTTGATGGATGACGAGTCTCAGTACGATTTCTTTATAAATGAGTTTTTTAATCCAACGCCTACTAGGCAAGCGCCTATTGTTACTGACCCTGAGCCTGAACCCGAGCCTGCTCCTCAGCCTGAACCCGAGCCTGCTCCTCAGCCTGAACCCGAGCCTGAATCAGATGCGCCTATTACAGAGGAAATTTTTTCAGATATCCTTGGAGAGACTGAAGCCAATATTCTTCAGGGAATTGCAGATTTTGGTTTTACCACTCCAGAAGACATAGTTAATGCCATTAATGAAGCCGGCTTACTAACACCAGAAAATCTAGCAACAACATTAGCCGCCGCCGGTTTTGCTACCCCAGAAGACATTGGTACTGCTTTAGCCAATTCGGGCTTTGCCACACCTCAAGACATTTCAGATGCTTTGTCAGCGGCTGGCTTCGCCACGCCTGAAGACTTAGCTACAGCACTTTCTAATGCAGGGTATGCAACGCCAGAAGATTTAGTTACAGCATTGTCTGAAACAGGCTTTGCTACTCCTGAAGACATTGCTACTGCCTTAACAAATGCAGGTTTAGTTACACCTCAAGATCTTGCAGATGCGTTTGATGCCGCAGGATTGGCAACACCGCAAGATGTTATTGATGCCATTTCTGCCGCAGGTCTTGCAACGCCTCAGGACATTGTTGATGCGTTAGACGCTTTTGGATTTACTGAGGCACAGCTAGAACAAATTGCAGGCGCACTGCCGGAAGGGTTGACGACTGACCAACTAAACACCGCACTGAACGATGCGCTAGCTGGCATTGCTACAGGCACAGATCTTGATACTGCCACCACAACAATTACAGACGCTATTAGCGGTTTAGGTTTTGCCACAGCAGAAGATGTAAGAACGGCTTTAGAAGAGTTTGGGTTTACTGATGCTCAACTTGAACAAATTGTAGAGGCGCTTCCTGAGGGGATTAGTGCTTCAGACTTAAGTACTGCTCTAGAGGGCATCGTAGTAGGCGCAGACTTAGACACCGCAGTTACAACCATTACCGATGCCATTAGTGGACTTTCATTTGCAACAGCGGAAGACGTAAGGACAGCCTTATCAGAGTTTGGATTTACCGATGCGCAGTTAGAGCAGATTGTTAATGCTTTACCAGAAGGTTTAAGCCTGACCGATGTAGAAGGCGCTTTATCTACTGCTTTAACAGGAATTGCTACAGGCGAAGATTTAACCAACGCAGTAACAACTATTACTGACGCTTTTTCTAACTTAGATGTAGCAAGTGCTCAGGATGTTCGTGACGCTTTATCTCAGTTTAACTTTAGCGAAGAACAACTAAATCAAATTGTTAATGCCTTACCAGAAGGTTTAAGCACAGAAGACCTAGCCACTGCTTTAGAAAACGTAGTTGTAGGAGCAGATCTAGACACTGCGGTTACAACAATTACGGACGCTATTGGCGGCTTAGATATTGCTTCAGCTCAAGATGTCAGAGATGCACTTGCTGAGTTTAATTTTACTGAAGACCAACTAAACCAAATTATTAATGCTTTGCCGGAAGGGTTAAGTACAGATGACTTAACTACTGCTCTTAGTGATGTGGTTGTAGGCGACGATTTAACTGCCGCTGTTACAACAATTACTGATGCAATTGGTGGTTTAGATATAGCAAGCCCGGATGACGTTAGGAACATCCTTTCTAACTATGGGTTTACTGATGCACAGCTACAGCAAATTGTTGGTGCATTACCAGAAGGTTTGTCTCTTGCAGATGTAACCGGCGCACTAGAAACGGCAATGTCAGGTATTGCGTTAGGAACTGATATTGATTCAGCTACTAACACTATTACTGACGCCATTAGTGGATTAGCTTTTGCTACACCAGAAGATGTTGCTAATGCGCTTACCCAGTTTGGATTTACAGAAGATCAACTAAACCAGATAGCAAGCGTTATTCCCGAAGGTCTAAGCATTTCTGATCTTAACGACGCATTAGGCAGTGCTCTATCAGGTATTGCTCTTGGCTCTGATCTAGAGACAGCAACAACGACAATCACTGACGCTATTGGCGGATTAAACTTTGCAACGGCAGATGATGTTGCTAACGCACTTGCTAACTTCGGTTTTAGTGAGGATCAGCTAAACCAAATTGCCGGAGTTATTCCTGAGGGTTTAAGTCTCAATGATTTAAATAACGCGCTTGGCAATGCTTTATCTGGCATTGCGCTGGGCACTGACCTTGATACTGCAACATCCACGATTACGGACGCTATTGGTGGCCTTAGCTTTGCAACAGCTCAAGATGTCCAAGACGCTCTTACTGCATTTAACTTTACTGAAAGCCAGCTCAATCAAATCTCTGGATTGCTTCCTGACAACTTAACTCAAACGCAAGTACAAGACTTATTAACTACTTCGTTAAGCGGTGTTTCAACACAAGAAAATGTAGATGAGGCTTTTGCAACACTAACTACTAACCTAACTGCTAATTTAGGCGAGCTTGCTGAAGGCCAAGAAGAAATTCTTACAGGGCAAGAAGGTTTGTTTGGTGGGCAACAAGACATCCTTACAGGCGTTGGTGAAGAAAGCCAAAGGCTAGAAGACATCATTATGTCTAGCACTGGGTTGCTTGCGGCAATTGGCGCAGGTGGCCTTGGTGGCGCGCCTGCTAGACCTAGGCCGGAACCATATAGACCTTATATGGAAAAGTTAGATTATGCGCCGGGTATGGTTGAAGCTTTAAAGCCGCAACAACAGGTAGACTACAACAAGGAAGTCGATAGGCTTTTAACAATGGGAATGGGTGGTAGAAAACAGGGAATGCTTGTATGACATACCTCAACTTAATGAATAATGTTCTTCGCCGTTTGCGTGAAGAAGAAGTAACAAACGTTACTGCTACCACTTACTCAAAGATGGTTAGTGACTACATTAATGACGCAAAAAAAATGGTTGAAGAAGGCTACAGACTGGTCTGCTCTTCGAGAAACAATCATTGTAACAACAGCCGCATCTGACAATACCTACTCACTTACAGGTGCTGGCAACAACGTCAAAGTAATGTCAGTAATCAATGATACTCAAAACTGCTTCATGGAGTATCAGACTAAAGATTGGTTTAACGATGCGCTGTACATCGCTAATGCTGTAGAGGGTGCGCCTAAATACTTTACCTATAACAGCGTTGATGGAAGCGGCGATACTCAGGTGTTAGTTGGCCCTACACCAGATGGCGTCTATACGCTTCGATTCGATGTAGTCAAAAGACAAGCCGATCTATTTAGCAACACTGACACCCTTTTAGTTCCTGCAATGCCTGTTGTTCATTTGACGGTAGCATTGCTTGCGCGTGAGCGTGGCGAGACAGGCGGTACTTCTGCCGCTGAATACTTCGCCGTTGCTGACAGGTTCTTATCTGACGCTATCGCTATAGACGCGGCCAAGCATCCAGAAGAGATGGTATTTAGGACGGTTTGATATGGCTCAACAACTGCAAAGTATTAATCTTGTAGCACCTGCTTTTAAGGGTGTTAACACTGAGGACTCTCCGCTTGCGCAAGATCCATCTTTTGCTGAGGTTGCGGATAATGCCGTAATCGACAAGCGAGGACGTATTGCCGCACGCAAGGGCCACAGCGTTACTACAACCAATAAGACTGTACTTGGCAGTGATTCCATTCGGTCTATTAAAGAGTTCCGTGATGACGGCGGCAACACTAAAATCTTCTCTGTTGGCAACAACAAGATCATTAGTGGTACAACCACGTTAGGTCGATGAGACTCCCGGCAGTTATACAATCACCGCTGATAACTGGAAGATGGTTACGTTTAATGACAAGATTTATTTCTTTCAAGGAACTTATGAGCCTCTTGTCTATGACAATGCAAGCGGATCAGTAGTCAAGTTAAGCACGGTTGCAGGCGCTTCCGGCGCTTCTGACATACCTAAATCAAACGAAGTGTTAGCGGCATACGGTCGTCTTTGGTGTGCTGACATAAGCAACAACAAATCTACTGTTTTCTGGTCTGACCTATTAATCGGTCAAAACTGGACAGGCGGTACTAGTGGCTCTATTGATATCTCCAAAGTATGGCCTGACGGCTATGACGAGATTGTTGCGTTAGCCGCACATAATAGTCTTCTTATCATCTTTGGTAAGCACAGTATTGTGGCTTATCAAGGCGCTGAAGCTCCAGCAAGCATGACCCTAGCAGATACCGTTGCAGGTGTGGGTTGTGTAGATAGAGATACCGTGCAGTACACAGGCACTGATGTCTTGTTCTTATCACATACTGGCCTCAAAAGCTTTGGGCGAACAATCCAAGAGAAGTCTTTGCCGATTAGTAGCCTGTCAGGAAACATTACCAAGGACATTATTAACTCGCTACAAACAGAGAGTAGCTTCTTTAGATCCGTGTATAGCCCAGAAGAAGGCTTCTATCTTTTAACGTTTGTTGGTCAGGATATTACGTATTGCTTTGACGTTCGCGGCACAACAGAAAATGGTTCGTACCGTGTAACCCGCTGGGTATCTACAGGATTTACTTCGTATGCCAGAAAAGAAAATGGCGATCTACTGATTGGCACATCTAACGGGATTAGCGAGTACACAGGTTATACCGACAATGCTACGCCGTACCGATTTAAGTATTACAGCCCAAGCCTAACGTTTGGCGATAGCTCACGAATTAAGATCCTTAAAAAACTCAAGCCAACACTAGTAGGCGCAAACAATGCCACGGTGTTTTTGAAGTGGGCGTATGACTTTGAAGGTACGTACTCAACGGCTGAGTTTACGGTAGGTGACCAGATAACAGGATTCTTTGGCGAGAGTGAGTATACGGCGGTTGAGTTTACTGGCGGCGCACTAACTAACCAAAGAAGTCTTAATGCAACGGGCTACGGCACTAGCGTTGTTGTGGGTTTAGAGGCGGATATTGATGGCTCTCAGCTATCACTACAAGAAATTAACGTAATGGCTTTGATAGGAAAGCTACTTTAACGGGAGTACACAATGGACGACGAATACAACATTGGCACACCATCTGATGTTCTTGGGGCGGGAGCTACGGGAAGTAATCCTATCATGGATGCTAGCAATGCTTTATCAGGAGGCGGCAACGGCTTCTTTGATTTCCTAGGAGGTCTTGCTGATTATGCAACCCAGCCCGGCGTTTTACTCCCAGGCATTCTTGGCGGCCTGCTTACGGGCGAAGCTTATGGGCGGTTAAGCGACATAGGGAAACAAGCACGAACAGGCGCAGAAGCATTAGCCGAACAGCAACTACAGCAAACGCAGTTTAGGCCGTTTACTGTAACCACTGCTACTGGCGCTGGCTTTGGTACCCGTGTTGACCCTATTACTGGTGAAGTCAAAACAACCATGGGCCTATCTCCACAAGAACAAGCAATGCAGTCACAGCTCTTAGGTGGCGCTGGCGGATTCTTTACAGGCGCCATGCAAGACCCTGCTATTCGTGAGCAAGAGCTATACGGGCAAATTAGGGCGGCTACCGAAGCTGATGAGCGCATGGAGCGTCTTGGCTTGGAAGAGCGTCTAGCGGCTCAAGGCAGGCTCGGAGTGCGTACAGCGCAGTTTGGCGGCACACCAGAGCAGTTGGCTATGGAGCGGGCGCAACAACAAGCTATGGCTCAAGCAAGGCTTGGTGCGGCACAGCAAGCACGTCAAGAGCAAGTCCAACAATCTCAATTAGGCGGTCAGTTTTTGGGAATGGGCTACGTACCACAGCAACAACTTCTTGCGGCTACTCAACCTTCACAGCAGTTGGCGGCACTACAACAGCAGGCGCAGTTGCAAGGTGCTGGATTGTTTGGAGAGGCTTCTATGTCTGGCCTGGAATCACAGCTTATTGCAGAGCAAGCAAGAGCAAACTTGCTGGGCCAAATGGGTACGGGTTTGTTAAGCGGCGCCTTTACACCACAGCAAACATCGCCAACAGAATCAATGGTTGGCAACTTTATTAGACAGCTTGGAGGCTAACAATGGCTAAGTTTTCACAAGCATTTTTGCAGGGCATGCTACAGCCCTCCTATCAAAAAGGGTTGTTTACTGCCGCACAGCAGGCTGGGCAGTTGCCTACACAAATGCGTCAGATGCGCGAAGAAGAAGCGAAGAAACAGCAGGCGCTACAGCGTTACGATCAAGCGGTTCAGACAAGCGAGCAAGGTATTGCGGCGGCACAGCAAGGAGATGTTAGCGCGCTTACAAATCGAATTGCAGAGCTTAGGAAGCAAATGGCATCCGCAACTACCCTTCAAGAAAAACAACAGATACGAGCTGAAATGGCTAATTTACAGCGCCTTCAGCCTGGCGCTCAAAAGATTGCAGTAGGCAATAAAGCCCAATCAATTGTTCAAGGAGAAGAGGCGCTTAAGGATGAGTCTTTATCTGGCCCTGCAAGACTAGCTATAGAGCAAAGACTTGAATTTCTCAAACAAGATCCCGAGGCCATGAGCCAATACAACGAATTTAAAATGGATCAATGGCGAACAGATCAGGCACAAAAAGAAATACAGTCTCAGCAATGGCTTGCAACAAACTCAGAGGCAATAAATAGAGCAATTACTAACAACGATATGGATGCTGTTGAGTCTATTGTTGAGGGTGCGGGAGAGTTTAGCGAGGCCGCTCAGTCATTCGTGGCAACATCATTGCGTAATGCAGATGCCATGGCTCGCTTTGAAGAAAACAGCATGGAGCGCAAAATCGCCCCAAGCGTTGATTACTACCAAGAGCAACTAGACGCACTCCCTGCTGAGATACGAAAGACTTTTAAAGGCACTTTTGATGCTTATAAGGATGCCGCAGATAAAGGATGGAATGGTAGCGAGTGGTCAACTGGAGAAAGGATGAGGGCCAAGCAACTAGAAAAAACACTGCAAGGCCAGCTACGCGCTGTGTACAGCCAGATAGCCACCTCTGAATACTTTGCAAAACAAAAAGAAGGTGTTGCAAAAAGAGAGCAAATTGCCCAGTTAGAATTGCAAATTGCAACGCCAATGAGTTCTGAATATGTAAGACAAGGGCGAATACAGGCGGCTTCATTACTAAAAAAAGACGAAGAGCTTACTCAAGCAATGATAGATCAAGAGGCAAGGTCTCTTTATCAGATGGATCAAAGGCGTGCTATATCTCAACTTGCCGCACTTCGTGGTGAATCTCCTGAAGAAATGCCAATAGAGAATGCTGAGTCTGTAATAACTCAAGCTATGTCTGCAAATCCAGGCAAAACCAGAGATCAAGTTGTTAGCAGGCTAAAGGCGAAAGGCTTGATTCCTGGAGATTATGTAGAAGAAAAAGAGATAAAGACTCAAGAAGAAATGATAACAGAGCCGGGCCTAATCAATCCGTTTAGAGCAAGGATGAAGCTTGAGCAAAATCCATATCAGGGGCTTTCTGATGGCTAAATATGATGACCTGTTTAATGAAGACTACTCAACTCTTTTTGATGAAGACACTGAGTACAATGCGTTTCGATCTGCGACTACGGGGTTTATTGAGTCAGCCATAGGTGCTGGAGACGAGTTAGATGCAACTATACGCTTACTATCTGGTGAGGCACAAACCTGGGGGCAAGCAATAGGTCAGTCTAGAGCTGAACTCAAAGCGTTTGAAGACGCAAACCCTAACGCATCTATGGTTATTAATACGATGGGGTTTGGTGCAGGTTTGTTTATCCCCGGCGCTGGTATAGCCAAGATTGCTCAAGCAGGAACCAAGTTAGATAGGGCGCTCAAAGTTGGCGGTCTGGGTGCGGCTGAAGGTGCTGTCTACGGATTCCTCAGCGGGGAAGGGGAAGGCAGGGCAACCAGTGCTGGCATTGGCGCTGTTGCTGGTGGCTCTCTTGGAGGATTGTCTGGCGCATATTTAACAAAGAATACAGATGAGATCAATAAAGCCACTCGCCTGCTGGATGCTCAGACCTATAAAGGCAAGGGTAGCTATATAGGCGGTGAAGAAGGCTTCCGCAATGTAGGTAGAGCAAAAGAATCCTCAAGACCGGGAGTTACTTACGATACCAGTACGGCTAGTCGTCAGGTTCAGGATATCAAAGATGATGCAATTATTGTCGAACAGCCTGCCGGTGAAAGCGGAATTGTAGGTAATGTATTCCTTAGCACCAAAGATTGGATTGCCAAGAACGTGGGTGTTAGAGCGGCAAGACTGGCAGAAGACGCAGAGATAATGACGCGGCACGATCAAAGAGAGATTGATGAGATCTTTGATACGGAGTTTCTTACTGCCGCAGAGTTGTTCGATAACAATCAAGGCTTGAAGTCTTTGGCCTTACGAATGAACAAGTCGATCAAGGAAGACAGGCGTGTTTCGTGGGAAAACTTTACTTCCGCCGCCAAAACAACAGAAGAGAAAGTTATTATCAGAAAGCTCGAAGAGCAGGTAAAGACTCTTCAGGGGCTGGACTTTGTTAAGCAGGGAGACATTGATTACTTCCCCACGAAAGCTATCGAAAAGATAGGCACAAAGGAAGCAAGGCCGGACGCTTACGACAACCCCATCAGGGCGCTAAAAGAGTATGCGGAAGACGTATCCGCATCAAGAGCGTTGGCCGCTAGGTTTGATATTGATACAAAGGATCTGCGCGCACCAAAGTCTGATATAGGCGAGAGCCGTCTTAACGTAGTTATCGAGGCGATTGAGAAAGAAGCAAAGAAGCAAGGAGCCTCTACGGAAGTAGCGGCAAACCTTGGTAACGGCTTGAGGTCTCAGTTTGTTGCCTCAAAGAAAGGCGGCAATACAGTGGGCGCGGTTGCTAGAAGAGTTACTTCATCGGCACTTCTTGCAAACCCAATGAACGCGATACTAAACATAGCCGAAGGTGTGACTGCCCCGATCTATCAGAATGGGGTCAAGGCATGGATGAAGACCGTTCCTCGCGCTGTGCTTTCTACGCTCAACTCAGAGCTTGGCGTTAAAAGCAAAGGCTGGATTTCAAACAAGGAGCTTGGGCTAGACAAAGACTTCATGGGTGAGATTGCCAACGCTGGAAAAAGAGCAATGGACGATACGGCAGAAGCCGCAAGTCTTACAAAGCTATTCCAAAAGGCAGTTCCCGGAATTGATGTCCTTAACAAGACGCTATACAAATACTCTGGGGTTCAAACTGTAAACAGGATGGGCCAAGAGTTATTAAGCAACTCAGCAGTTCAACGAGGCATGGATCTTGCTAGCGACGGCTCTGAGAAAGCTCTAGCCAAACTCAGAAAGCATGACGGCATGAGGGGGCTTACTGAGAGCGAGTTCAAGTCAACAGTACGCGCCCTGAAAGATAAAGACCTATCTAACCCTTACATAATTAACTTTGCTGGGGCGGCACTAAACAAGTGGCAACCAGTAAGCGCAAGCACAATGCCCAAGGCTTTCCATGACAACCCTAACGGTCGCATGGCTTACAGTATGCTTTCTTACATGAACAAGCAGATGAACAGCTTGAGAAATGATGTTGGCCTTAACATCCTGAGAGCGCAAGAGAAGGGCCTTAACAGCAAGGAAGGCGCAGAGGCAATCAAGCTAGCCATGATTAACTCTGCTAAGTACGCGGCAATATTTGGCGTAGTTGCTGGCGTCTGGGATGACTACAGGAAGACGCTTGACCTAACTAACGACAAAACACTTGAAAAGCTTTTGACCCCAGAGGGGGTTAGCTCCTCTCTTATGAATCAGCTAGCCTCAAACATGAGTAGCGGAATCCTAAACATAAGGGCTGAAGAGTACGGCGGCCAGCCAATAGAGCCGATACCTGCTCCGATATCTGCTGGGTTTAGGCTTGGCAGTGGCGTTGTTACCGCTGGAGAAAGAATGTTAACAGGGCAGAAGGAGCCACTGGCTCCGCTGTTGAGGGCAGGCCAAACCTATTTCCCTGGCCTTGCTAACATCGACAGAGTTATGCGGATGACTGCTGGCGAAAGACTGTTAACTGAAGACTAATCCCAGCTAACAAACTCTAGCCACCCTGCTACACCCGAGGCTCGATCGTTCTCCATACGTTCGGCTTCGGTTTTATAGTGTTTAGCGATTAGCTTCTGCTCCTTGTTCATCCTCTTACCGAGGTTTATATCCTCTGCTTTTTCCCTAATTAACTCCAAGGCACCTTCGCCATAGGTGTCAATATAATGACGCACGAAGTAATCAGGGTTACTGCCGTACTTCTGGTGACAGCCGTAGCAGTGAGCAAAAGCATTCAGGGCATCGTACCGGATACCCTTCTTTGATCGACTGAAGTAGTGGGAGCAGTGCAGTCCACTACTGTTTGACTCGTACTGTGAGCCACACCCTTGGCACTTGAAGTCGTTACGTAGCCTTACGCACCTGCTGAACCAGTGATCTGCCGCTGTTCTTTTAAGCTTCATCCTATTCTCCTTTGCTGTATCTAATTATTTCTAACGGATCTTGGTCTGCATCCTTAAGAAACTTAATGCTTAGGTCTGGCATGATAGCCACGTCTCGCCCCGACCTTTCTGCCATTGTCACTGCTGATTGAATGGCTATCTCTACGTCGTCCTTCATTTCAATTGATCCTTCAGTTGTTGAGGGAACGGTACATAGACTCCCTTATGCTCTGAGAGCCACCTAATTAGCACCTCAGCGGCCTCCGAGAGCTGGGTAGGGGTTAGCTTAGCTGTTGACGACTTGCTGTGCATGGCCCCTATAACAGGCTTGTACAGCGTCTCTTTAACTAACACCTCAGTAAAAGGTATTTCTAGCTTGTCGCTAAATGGGTGCCGTACGTAATAGCCTGCGTCATTCAGCTCGTTAGCTATCTGCCTGAACCATAGGTGCATGGCATTGTTCTGCCTGTCACTTCGCGTGGTGTCCTTGATTGTGTACAGGATGTGCTTGCCACTCTCATACTGATCTTTCACGAAGCTAATAAAGAAATCTAGCTTATCTTTCTTATCGACTATCCAGCGATGGGATGGATCGGTCATATAAATCTCCTTCAGTTTGCCCAGTTTGCCCAGTTTGCCCTGTGTGCCCAAGGTTTAGGGGGCCCCTTTTACCTAAAACACGTCAAGGTGGGGGGTATATCATGGGCATTAGTGGCATTCTGGGCATTCTGAATCGGGCATTCTGGGCATTCTGGGCATTCTACATAGGATTCCATCGGTAAAACTTCTTCCCATGAGCCCCCCTTCGCTCCAGTGTGAGGTTGTTCCCTTTCAATAAGTCGATACAGGCGCGCAATGTTTTTCTTGTACAGCCGTTGGGGTTTACCTCGTGGTCGCTGAGTAGGTCGAACAACTCCGATTGTGCCCAAGCCTTGTTACTTTTCATCACACTGCTGAGTAGGATGTACTCATCTTCGTACTTAGCATTAGCCTTACTTATATTAATTTGAGCCTTTTGCTTACCCTTTAACTCGCTGATATCGTCGGTACTCATAAACTCAACAGAGTCTACGGACTCTTCGTACTGAACAACTGCGCTAGTTTGCTTGTACTTGAAGCCACCCTCGAAGCTGATCTGGCTACGATCCTTTTCATTGATTACTAGAAGTTCTTGATAGGCGGCGAACTTATCGTTCACTGGGTCAAGGCCAAACATATTGTCAACGTCTGACTTCAAATCCCCTACGCCTTCGTAGATCAATCGACCGTCCATGCTTCGGTGCTTGTTGCAGTGGCCCAATAAGATGACCGTGCCACCTGCCGCCGCGAACTCACGAAAGACGTGCAGTACGTCCCGCATATCGCCCTTGTTTAACACTGGCGCAAACTTCTTAAGGGTGTCACATATCACGATCTTGCCATTGGCCTCGCCCTCTATGCGTATCTGATCGAGCATACGAAGCGCGTCGTCTGTCTTGCGTAGGTTAGGGTCAACAGAGTTAGCCAAGGTAATCATGTTCATGCCGTGACGCTTGCCCATCTTCGCCTTCTGAAGCACACCCTTGGCACCGTCATCCTCGTTGAAGTAGATGACATCGGAGCCGCGTATCAGGTTGTTGCGAATAGATTGGAATAGGTTGCCCAGTATCCACACTGTCTTACCTGCGCCACTGGGTGCGTAGACTAGAGTGACTGTGCCGGTTGTAATCATGCCTGGAATCACGTCCCGCTCCTGTGCGAGGCGCTCTTCTAGCTCTTCGATCCTTCCGTTTACTGAGGCAGACATCAGCCTTGATAAAGCTGAAGATCCGTTTTGCTTTGTGAAATATGGGTTGCCGGGGAAGGTTTCATTGATCGCCCTTTCCTTTTCTGCCCATGCTGAGGGTTGCTTTATCTGACTTGGTGGTACTGAGATTTTATTCTGCTCTTGAACGTACCATTCCCAATCATCCATCATTCTTATCTCCTTTTTTGTTCCAGAAAAGTCTCTAACTTTGCTCTAGTTTTGGCCAACTGTCAAACGTCAGTGTGCCTGATTACAAATGTTTACAGATGTTTACATCTTCTCACAACTTAAGTACACTCATTACATCTCAGTACATTTCAACAAAGGAGAATGAGATGAGTGGAACGGTAAAGATTCATGGCAAGGAGTACAAAACTGTAGCCTTGCGTATCCAAGAGTTTAGAGAGAAGCACCCTGACTTCACCATTCAAACCGAGCTAGTCGAGGCTAATGACATGCTCGTTATTGTCAAGGCAACCATAGCCTGTGCCGGCCAAATCATTGCTACTGGCTACGCTGAAGAAGTTAGAACAGCAAGCAAGATTAATCGAACCTCAGCATTAGAGAATGCAGAGACCAGTGCCGTCGGCAGGGCCTTAGCCTTCTTCGGATTGGGCGGCTCCGAGATAGCCTCAGCAGATGAGGTAGCTAACGCGATTACTCAGCAGAGTAGTCAAGCCTCCAAGGAGGATATGGAAAAGTTGATTGCTCACAACGAAGCATGGCGCAATAACTCTGGCTCTATCTACTTCATCAAGGAGTACATCGACATGGATGAGCCGAAGTGGGAGAGCGTAGCCGAAGCATGGGCTGAGATTTCAAACGAAGACAAGCAAGCCTTGTGGCTAGCACCTTCAAAGGGCGGGGTATTTACTACGGCTGAACGTGCCGCGCTCAAATCCGATGAGTTCAATGCCGCACGAAAAGTAATGGGAGAGTAACCATGAATGATGAGAAAGTATTTGTTGATGGCATGATCATCAAGAACAAGACCGAAGGCACACCAGACTGGGTTAAGGAGAAGATCTCTCTTAAGCTTGATGAGTTCGGCGCATGGGTTGCCGCACAGAAGAAGGCAGACCCCAGCCTTGAGTGGATTAACATTGATATCAAACAGTCTCAGGGTGGCAAGCTGTACGCAGAGCGTGACATGTGGAAGCCAACGGCTAACGCACAGCCTAAGCAAGCGCCTGTCCCTAACGACGACATCCCTTGGTAACTTCCAGTGTGGGGTTTTCGTTCCTTTCCCCATACCCTTGCCCCGTTTCGGCGGGGCTTTTTTATAGGAGATTCAAATGACAGATCAAACTGAATACCTTTACTACCGTGACCTGTTCGACATCTTCAAGGTGTATCAGGTGCCAAAGCTTATCCGCATCTTGGATGACCAAGGCATTAATTACTTTAAGGATGCAAGCGAGAAACCCTTTACAACAAGGGCCGCCATTGATGGTGCGTTAGAAAGGGAGAGTAATTAGTGTCGCAATTTAGCCTACCGGGATGCGACCAACCGGCCAACAGGCAAGAGGAGCCTTAGGCCGGTTCATCTTATCAGGTGAAATCTCTGCTCAGGTACTCTTTTTCGTACCGGCAATCTTGATAACCCTGCATGTACGCATCAGACGTACACAGATTTGATTGATTCCGCATGGCATCAGACCAGCCGTGCTTGTAATCCCGCTCGATCATGTCGAGATAATCGTTCATGTAGAACTCACACGATCCCAGCTCTGGGGTCTCGTCTACTTCAGTGACTACCTTTAGGCCCTTCAGCATTTGAAGCGACTGCTCCAATGAATCCAGGGGCAGTTCCTTGGGTGCTTTAAACTTCATGGTGTAACCCCTGACAAACGTCTTCCGCATTGATGATATGAAAGCCTTTCCACTTACAGCTAATGACTTCAATGAACTCCTCAGTGAAGACGGCGACTTGCCCCCACGCCTCATCGGTAAATACCTCTCGATGTACTGCTACGTCTGCCTCGATCTCTTCCTCGTCTACCAGCAACAAAGCTTGTAGCTTGTCGCGATCAAAGTCTTCGATCTCAGCTCCATGAAAATCATCCACGTCATCCGGGACGATTGCGTTTATTTGAATAAGAATTTTGTTATCGCTTGTACGGAATGCCATTGAACACCTCGCCTATGCTTTTAATGTTGATGCCGTTGTATTGTTGCTCGCCTTGAACCTCAGCAATAAACTCGTGCATCCCCTCGAATGTGGGCTGAACCTTTTTAACAGCGCAGGTTTTGAAGTACACCCTCACTAACTGCGCCGGGTAATAACGTTCGCTCACTTGTCCAACTCTTTGAAAAGGTACACGACATTTGATTGCACGTCTTGCTGTGTGCGCGCTACCTCGTCGCTCATGTCGGGTATGTCGGCAAGTATTGCGTCCACATCCTTGAGCAACTCAACCGCCGTAGCGATAGCCTCACGCTTTCTGAACTCACGCCAGCGGTACAACTCACTAAACAAACTGCGGGCAGTGACTTTGATCTGCGCCTCATAGACGTTCTCGTCGCGACTGTTAACGCGTAGCTCCTCCATTAGTAGCTTAACCTCAGCGTTGCCCAGCTCAGGGCAAGCCTCTATTACCTTCTCTCGTAGTGGCTTCATTCTGCTAACTCCTCTTTTAAAATGTCGATGATGTCCTCACTAGCTAGACCGAACCGCTCGCACCAGTAAATGAACTCGTAAACGTTAGCCTCTCCGCTGTGCAGATAGTTGTCTGCCGCGTCGCGAATCTGCTGTCCCGTCTCTCCGTAAGAGTAACGTTGTACCATGCTGATCTCCTTCTAAACATCCATAAAGTTTAAACAAGTTAAGCAAAGTTATCCAGCCTTTTGACCGCATCGGACTTCGCCTGCTCTACCTGATCGGCTGTTAGGTGTCCGGCGATAGACTCCGCCAGTGCTAGCGCCTCTTGGGATTGCTCCTCAGTGGGTGCGGTAACAGCCAACAGAAGGCCGGAGACAAACGCCTCATAATGATTGTCGAAGTTCATCACTCGATCCTCCATACGCGAACGCCACCATCTATCGCGAAGAATTTAACGCGCATCCCTAGCGATACAGCCGCAGTTCTGAGACTGCGCGGCTTGTTATCGGTTGACCTGGTATCTTCAAAGAATACGCTGTCGCCTACCTTTCATTTGGCTAGCGACATCTTGCCACTTGCCTCGCTTCCCTTGTTTCTCCGGCATGGGTACGCCGCTATCAATTTGTAAGTTCATGCTTACAACTCCTCTCTTTTTAAGGTTTCTAGTTGGTCAATAAAGTAAAAGCCGACAAGGGACGCCACACCTGCAAGCGCCGTTGTCCACCACATGAAGTTAATCGCCGCCATAAATGCAATGATGACGTGAGCGGCAGTGCCTACGATTAAACCGCCTATCACTAGGTTTACTTTGCTCATGTTCACACCTCCCATGTCTTGGTTACGTCTTCGAGGCTGTCATCCCATAGCCACACCTCAAGACTCCCGCCGTTTAGGTCGCACAGTGAGTGCTCACCGGCCGTCTGTGCCTCCTGGCCTGTCTCATATTCAGGCTCGGAGCTGAACATCTCGCCACCGTCGCGGTCGATGACAGTAAAGCCGAATAGCTCGCCACTCATTATCGGCACTCCCATAGCTCGCACAGAGCGCCTTCAACGTCCATTGCATCCTCAGTGAAGTAAGCCGTTGCACGATCACCCCACCAATACAGCTCGACGGCTTTTGCTTGGAAGTCGATCCAGATATTGGGGCCGCCAAAGGCCACGAGAATGCGCGCGCTTTTAAATGAACCGTCGCTGTTAACGATGTATTCGATATCGTAAACGTCTGACAGGTAATCGAAGCCGTTCATAAGCTGATCGGGATACTCAGGATCGAAGCCGTCCTCATAATCTTCATAAGTAAGACCGTTTTGAATGTTGTCCGCGATTTGGCGCACATGGTCTAGGTTGCGTTGCTCTTGTGTTTTTTCTATTGCAGTCATGTTGAATCTCTCTGTTGTTGGTTGATGGATAGAATCATGGACATCCACCAGGGTAGACACAACAGAATGTGACAAAACTTTTTTTTATTTATTTTGAAATGTGACAAAAAGGATTTGGGTTGGAGCTGATCGGTTAGGAATTGGGGGTTATGGTTTATGGCTTATTGGGTGCTTCCCTCATTCTCACCTTTCTCACTCTACCTTTCATATTGCGAATGTATTGGCATAGTCCGTGCCACAATCTTTTGGCATACCGAGTGCCAATTGTTGGGATTTTTTTGGGGGCGGGGGGGGGTATATGCAAACATGGCTGACG